ATCAGCACGTGCGGGTCCTTGGCCTCCTGGAAGTTGCGAAAGATCGTGTTGCGCTCTGATGCGCTCACTGCACCGTTCACCACCGCCACTGACCACTTCTTACCAAGCTCACGCTCCAGCATGTTCAGTGTGCCTGTGAGCGGTACGAAGATGATAACCTTCTGCCCAGCCTCCTCGATGATCTCCGACACGAGGCTTACACGCGGCGAGCAGTCGAGTTCCACATTGCGGCCATCGTCGTCGTACGCGACACCGCAAGCGATCTGTACGAGCTTCTGCATCTTCACGGCTTCGTTCACCGCCGTGATCGTTGCCTCACTTCCCTGCACCTCGGAGACGAGGTGGCGCATCATGCGATCATAGTGCTTGCGCTGATCTGGTGTCAGCTCCACGCGGCGATGCTGCACCACGGTATCGGGCAGATCGAAGCACTCGTCGCGCGTGTACCTCACCGATGGCTGAAGGATGTGCTGCACAGTCTCGATGGAGGTTGTGCGCGGCAGCCATTTGTACTGACCGATCTTCATCATCACCTGATCACGGAACGCCGTGTAGGTTGATGTGCAGAACGGGCTATCCACCAGCTTCGCTAGCGCCCACGCATCAGTCGGTTCGTTCGGCGTCGGTGTGCCCGTCATCAACCAGAGCCGTGCATCGGGGTTCTGGCTCATCCACTTGCGCATCACCTTGAACCGGCGCGTGCCCGGGTTGCGCAGCACTGCCGCCTCATCGACGATCACCAGATCGAACTTGCCGATGGCCTCCTCAGCGATGATCTCAAAGCCATCGTGGTTGATGATGTAGTAGTCAGCGTCGCTGTTCAGCAGCTTCTTCCGCTTCTCTGCGGTGCCGTGCAGCACCACGGCGCGACGGCCCACGAAGTTCATAAAGATGGCGTCGTTCCACACCCGCTCCAGCGTGGAGAGGGGCGAGAGGATCAGCACCTTCGATACCTTGCGCGTGGAGAGCAGGTAGTCAGCCGCCCACAGCGCACTCATGGACTTGCCGGTGCCGATCTCGTTTAGCACCAGGGCCTTCTTGTGCAGCGTCAGGAAGGCTGCCGTCTGGCGCTGGTGTTCGTAGGGCTTAAAGCGACCCGGCCAGCCGTAGTAGTGGAGGATCGGCGAGGGTGCATCGAAGCCCAGGTTCCGCAGGACTTGGGTCTCATCCAGCCGGTGCGGCAGCACCAGCACATCCGGGCGCAGCATCCGCGCCGTGGGGACGGACTCCAGAACGCGGGCAGGGTTGTTCAGTTTAAGGGCTAGGGCCTTTGCCTGTTCGACTACTAACACCTAGTACCTCCGCAATGTACATTCTTGCTTTGTCAAGTGTGGCCTCGTCATACACGACGAAGCACTTTCCACCTGACGCCTCTATCTTTTCCATGCACTGGACCTGGAGCTTAGTGGGCTTCCGGGTTTCGTCTGCCTTCACCTCGATACCGACAAATCGCCCGTCTACACAGGCGATCCTGTCAGGGATGCCAGCCCGCCCATAAGGACCAGCCTGGGGGGAGAAGAACCACACCCCAAACTGGTTGAGCATCCTGTCAACCTTGGCCTTCACTTTACCTTCTGGCGTGCTCATGTCAAGTCAGGCCGCATCACAAAAGTGGTTGCACGGGCAGAAGCGGCACAGGCCGCTCGGCTTCATCGGCCACACGTTGGTCTCCACGGACTGCTCGATCCGGTGGATGCGCTCCAGCAGCTTCGCCCATAGCGCGGGTGCATCCGCGCGCTTGTAGGTCTCCCGGTCGAAGGCCAGATCCTTGGTCCAGATGAACCCGGTGCTGACCTCCTGCACGTCCGGCTGATGCGCGAACACCTGTAAAGCGAACAGCTCCAACTGCGTAAAGTCAGGCCGCCGCTTGCCGGTCTTCCAGTCCAGCACCACGGCCTTGGAACCCTGCACCACCATGACATCGAGGATGGACCGGAGCCACGCATCCTTGGCGAACCAAGAGGTGGGCTTCAGTTCCTGCGTAAGTGTCAACTGCTGCTCAGTGGCGAGCGTACCACCCGCTGCCAGCTTCTCCACACTGGCGATGACCGGCTCAAGGTTAGCGATGTCGGCGATCTCGCCGGGGGTGTGCGTCCCCTTCAGCCGGTCCTCGATGTACTTGTGGATGCGCTCGCCATGGGCGCTCGCCTCACCCCCCTGGTCGGTTACCGTCCTGGCGATACGCTGGTGGTAGTACCGGAAGGGGCAGTTCTCATACATCTTGATGGATGAGAACGAGTGAGAGAGCGTCGTAGCCATGGTCAGCCTTCGTCTGGTTCGGGAGGCAAGTGTAGCAGCTCCACACCCGCCTCTGTAAACATCATCCGGGCTACGTCGAACTCCTCTGCGGGCATACTCGTGGTGCCATCGCCGATGTAGACCACCTTGATCCCGGCCTGGATCAGGCTCCGCGCGCAGCGGCTGCACGGGTGGTGGGTGACGTAGGCCGAGCCATCGCGCAGCGATGCCCCAACGCGGGCCGCCAGGGCCACCGCGTTCTCCTCAGCGTGGGCAGTCCAGAGGTACTTAGCCGGACGCTCCATGCGCTCAGGCAGATCAGCCACCCCCTGGGGGATGCCGTTGTAGCCCGACGCCACGACCACCTTGTCCTTGGAGGTGACGATGCAACCCACCTTGGTGGTGGGGTCCTTGGACCGGGAGGCCGTCTTGTGCGCGAGGTCCATGAAGTAGTTATGCCAGCTGCTCACGGCTCAGCTCCTTTACGATGAAATATATGCAGCGAGCTTCATATAAAGTTTTGATCTCGGCTGTATGGTAGCGATACCCAAGTCTATTTGAGATGGCGGTATAGACTTCACTCCGCGTCATCCGCTTCGACTGCCACAGGGGATCTAAGATCGCGTGGATGTGTCGCCTAGCGTTACTTAGCTCCGGGGTGGGTATATTACCCAAGGGGCGAGGGTTGCGTATCTTCGCTTGGTTGTGGCACCCCACATGGTTACCGCAGGTATCGCACTTCCAGCGTGGGTGGTCGGCTAGGTCAGGGCGGTGTGGGTATATCTCCCGGCCATCGGTGAGGCGGGCTTCCACATCCTTGAGACATGCGCAGCACCAGATCGTACGGGTGATCACTTCGCATCTCCGTAGGTCTTACCAACGTCAGCTTCGCACGCGACGGGCAGGCCCTTGGCCCACTCAGGCGGTGTGGACATCACGCCCATCACGAACGCCTTGGCCTCCTCGGCCTCATCCTCGTCGCACACGATGACCACTTCGTCGTGCACCTGAAGCACGACCTTGTACCGCTTGCTGATCTCCACCAGCTGGTCGGTGACGACGATGCGCGCCACGGCCTGCACGATGTTCTCAACAACCTTGCCGCCGTAGATGCGGGTCATCTTGTCGGCCTCTACAGGCTCGCCCACCACGCGCGCCCTCAGCGCCTCGCGGAACTGACGCTGGTCGCTGGCATACACGTACCCGTTCTGGTCGGTCTCTTGCAGCGCCGGGTAGCGGATAGCGAGGTTGTTAGGCAGGCGGATGCCTTCCTTCGTGGTGACCAGCGACGCCAGCACCTTCGGCGCGATGTCGAACTCCATGCCGCCTGCGATGCTGTTGAGCGCACTGGAGCAGCGGGTCCACAGCATGGCGATGCGAGAGTTCTTCTCACGGTAGAGCTTCACGATGCGCAAGGCTTCGACCTCCTCGATCTCCACCTTGATGCCGCCCATGCCGAGCGCCAGCGTGTCGCGGAACTTCGCCGCACCCATGCCGTAGCCCAGGCCAAGAATGCAGGTCTTACCAACGAAGCGTTCGAGCTTGTCGCTCTTGCTGACCTTGCGCTGGTACACCGCACTGGCAAATTCGCTGTAGACATCACGCCCCTGTGCGAAGGCTTCAAGCAGATCGCTCTGCCCTGCCAGCCACGCCACCACACGCGCTTCGATCTGCGACGAGTCGCACGCCACCAACAGCTTGCCATCGGGCGCACACAAGGAACGTCGCAGCGCACCGCCACGCGGCAGGTTCTGGAGGTTCATCTTGTCGCCACCGCTCAGGCGACCAGTGTGCGCACCGTAGTAGTTGAGCATGATGGGCAGCGGCCCACGCGACGCGACACTGAGCAGAGAGCGCGTGCGGCTCTCCTCTATGGTGGACTTCACACCAAGGCGAGCAGCGACCGCTGTGGAGACACGCTCATCAGGATGCTCCACCATTGAGGTGAACACGTTGTCGGTTTTGCTGAAGGCGTAAGTGGGCTTGCCCGTGGTCTTGCTGATCTTGGTCGGCGGCGTCACACCACAATCGCGTAGGTATGCTGCGAACTTCTCGTTCGACATCAGCAGGGACTTTGTGTCGTCGTCACCAGCCTGACCGAAGGAATCCAACAGCGCCTGCTTGCGCGTCACCACTTCGTCGAGGTGCTTGTTCAGCAGATCGGTATCCAGAACCAGCGAAGGCTCTGTGTACATGCGCAGGATGGTGTCGATGAGATGGATCTCCTGCGAGGGAAACCCTTTGGCCAGCTTGCGGAACAGCGCGTAGGTGAGGTCCACATCCTTCACGCAGTACTCAGCGTAGCGTGCCATCGCGTCGGGCGTGAAGTCAGCCCTTCGCATCCCGAGCGTGCGCAGCACCTCGTCGCCCTTCTCACCAAGGCCGTAGTGCGTGGCGAGCGCCTTGAGCGACACACCAATCGTGCTGCCATGCAGTGGCCGCGCCATCGACAGAGTGTCGAGCCAGAGCTTCGGGCGGATGCCGTAGTGCCACGACAGGATCGCACCGTCGAAGGCGGTGTTGTGGCAGAGGATCGCCTTATCTCGGTAGTTGAGTTGGCGCAGGAACTTGCCCGGGTCGGAGCCGCTGTACCAGTCAGTCGGGAACCCGTTCACCTTGATGGCAACACCGACCACCTCGAAGCGCGGATCGCGCACGTAGGCTTCGGTCGTCATCTTCGACAGCGAATACTCGCGGTCGTAGTAGGTCTCCAGATCGATGGTGACGATATCCATCACTTGATCTCCACGCCGATCCGCTTGCACGCCCTGAACGCCATGAACTTGGCGTTGATGTGCGCGTCGTTGTTGACCAGCCAGATCAGGAACTCCCGCAGCTCGGGCGGGAACTCGCGGTCGAGCACATCTCTTACATTCGTCCTGGCGATGTCTCGCATATCGGCGAGTTGATTCCACTCAGCAGTACTGAAGGTGCCGGTTGCTGTTCTCGGAGTGGTGACAGTGTAGACAGTGTTGGTTGCGTTGAACGTGGTCTTTGGCATTTGGTTCACCTCTCCAGTCGCTCTTTGAGCCGCCGGATATCTCGCAGCGTGCCCTTGCGTTCACCGTGTTTGTTTTTGCCGTGGTTACCCGCGACGATGATGCGCGGGTACCCAGCTACCCTGGCGAAGTAGTGGTCCCGGCTCTTCTCGATGGTATAGCCAACACCGAGATCGTCCAGAGCCTTTCTGACCTCAGGGTCGAGTTTCATCGCCTCCTCCCGGTCGGTCATCGGCACCGACCTTGCGCAGCTCGTACGATAGCAGGAACAGGATGCAGCATCCTGCATGTGCTAGGTGCGAGATGCCAGTCTCAGGGTCCGTGCGCTCGCCGCGCCACCACGCCCACATATGGCGCATCAATGCAGAGAACGGACGGCTCCACGCCATGCCCTTCTCCCAGTTGCGCGGCTCGTACTTCTGCGCACCGAAGTCCAGCACGCGGAGGATCTCCTCCACTGCGTCGGATGGCAGCAGCTGGTATGGCAGCTTGCCCGCATCATCCTTCCTCCCCTCGCTCACTCTTCGCTCGCTCCTTCGCTTGCTTGGCTGACGCCTTCATCACATCCTGCATCCACAGCATCTTCTCCGCTGCGGCGTACACCTTCGACATGCGTAGCCCCAGGATGTTGCACGCAGCCATGAGGTGCGGCGTGTAGGGCAGAAACTTACCGGTCTCCCAGTTGGATAGCGTCTGCGCTGCCACGCCGATGTCGTAGGCTAGGTTCTCTGCCTTCATGCCCTTCTGCTTGCGGGCGACACGGAGAACCGTGCCGACCGCCTTCGCCAGCCTCAGGGCTTCCTCGTCATGCTTGGGTCTGGGCACGACGGCTCCGCTTCAGCACATCACGGAAGTCACCCGCCGACATGCCGTTCACCTCCAGCACGAGGATGGCCGCACGCAGCGCATCCTGCAACTCGGCGACGATCTGGTTGGCCTCGGCGAGTGCCTTGATCTGGAACACACCGGGCTTCACCTCCACGAGGAAGCTCTCACCAGGGATGGAGCGTGTATCACCCCTGGTGACATGCGCGCTGCGCTCCGCAGCGGCGTTGCTCTGATCACTGCTCACAGCGTTGCTTGCTCCCCTCAAGCGCCTCACGCGCAATGCGCCGGGCGTACACACCAGTCTCGTCAGTGGATGCTGCGCTGATCTTCTTCAGCGCATCTGTCAGGTAGGCGTACTCAGCGTTGAGGAACCCCACCTGATCCATCCACGGCAGCACAGCGAGCTGCGCCTTGGCCATCTCCTTAGCCAGCCGCTCCCTCTCATCGCGCAGCCACTCTACTTCCGCACGCAGTAGGACGATCTCACCCTTGGCCTGGGTCTCCACGAGGGTGCCGATGGCCTTCGCCATACTCTCGCCGATGGTCCAGCCGGTCGCATCGTAGATGGCTTCCGCCCACTCCTCCGGTGTCACGCGCTATCCTCCCCTGTATTCGAGACCGGTAAGAAGGTTACAGGCTGCGCACTTCAACTGCTCAGCCTGCATCCGCTCCATCGCCTGTACTAGCCTGGATAGGTCGAGGGCTGTGACGTTTCCGCCGTTCATCACATGGTGATGCAACCGCCGAGCCTGGGCGATGGCCTCTTCACTCATCGCCGTACCGCCAGGGCACAGGCCACAGTGTCGGGGTTCACGCAGGCTGCTTTGCGCAGCTCAGCCTGATGGGTGTTGTAGCTGAGGATCAGCAGCCCACCGACCAGCACGATCACGCCTACCACACCGCAGATCGCCAGCCACACCTTGGTTTCGTCAGACATCACTTGCTCTCCTTCAGCTCCCGGGTTTCAACAACTCGCACCTTGGCGGGAACTAAACCAAGTGTTGCGTCACCTCGCCAGTGGGGGGCGATCCAGCGTTGCTCACTGACCGGGCGTGTGTTCTTGCCCCACACATAACCCGCGACGAGGCCCATACGGCGCTTACCCTGCGGCCCGTTCGCTGAGCCTGAACCGGGCTCGGGCGTGTAGCTCGGCACACGGATGATGGTGTGCTCGTAACTGCGCCGACCGATCCTACTGGCGCGATCTTTAGGCATACCGACACGCTCACGGATGGTCTGCGGTGCGGCCATCGTGACGATGAACTTGTTTACGGAGTAGATAACCTCGCCGAGGATCTTCTCCACAGAGGGGGCGCAATAATCACTGTCACCAGCGACAGCGAAGTAGGTAGGTCGCGCAAGGTCAAGAACTAACTCAGCAGCAAAGACGGTGTAGAAGCGCGGCTTACCAAACTTGGTGGGGTCAATACTTTGAAGGAAGTAAACATTTATTATGCCATCACGCTCTGTACATAGGTAGTAGTTACGATCCGCTGGGCCTCGCTGGTCGTCGCTGAACGGATCTTCGATCCATATGACCGGTGCGGGCAGATGGTAGAGGCCGAAGTCAAACATGGCCTGCACCGTGGACTTCACCGCCGTTGTGGTCTCCTCATCCTGGTCAGTCCCGCTGTCGAAGATAAACTTCTCGGCTTGGTGAATGAGCGGCAACAGCGGGCGCAGCAGCTGCTCTCTCCGCTTATCTCCCGGCTTGGTCGGTGTGATCTTCCCGTCCATGGAGACGAGCGGCATCTTCCTGCTCCTGATATGCTCCAGGAGGTCGGGCAGCATGAGCTTCATCACTTGCCCTCCTTCGCCACATGCTTCGCCCACAGCGCCTCGGCCTCAGCCCAGCGCCGCTCCAGATTGGCAAGGTCTCGCTGACACTGCCAGTACTCCTCGCTGTCCGAGTACGCCTGCTTGATGAACTGCCGCCGGATATCCATCGCACCCAGCAGGACGCGCAGCGTCTCAGGGATGTTGCCGATCTTGTGCGGCACCACGGGCGGTAGCTTGCTCACAGTTGTTGTCACGTTCTTTCTCCCACTTCAGGCGCGCTTGGCGCGCTGCTTCGACGATAGCCTCTGCCTCTGCACGGCGCTGGTCTTGCGACCGGCAACAAGGCCGGTCGCAAGTGGCGTTATCCCCATGAGGATCGCACCAGCAGTGGTCACTCACGCGGACGCATCCCGCTTCGCCTTCTTGGCCTCGGCCAGCTTGCGGCCACGTTCACGCGCCGCCTCCAGGGTCTTGTCGTTCTTGAAGAAGTGGCTCTTGCGCGGCTTGGCGCTGCCCTCCAGCAGTCCGGCCCGCACGAGGTTGGTGCGGTAGTTGCCCAGCGTGCCACGCGGGATGCCGGTCTTGTGCGACACCATGCGGATCGTCATGCCCTGCAACAGCAGCGCGTTCGCCTCGGCCAGCCGGTTCCGCCGTTCACGTGCCGACTGGATATCCACCTCAGGTGCCGGGGCAGGAGCAGGCTCAGGGGTCACCACCTTGGCAGTCCAGACGGGTTCAGGAGCGGGGGTAGCAGGCACACTGCGCACCACAAGCTCCACGATGTCTCCATCAACAGCGTAGATTTTGCCGTTGTCGTGCAGGATCAGCACCTGTCCAGCCTTGGCGGTCAGGTCGTGCTTCAGGGTCGCAAGGATCTTCGTCATGTTCACTCTCCGGTTGGTTACTTGTCGAACGTCTGAGGCCGCACGATCAGCTCGAAGCCCAGCACTGAGAGCACACGCTCCAGGGCATCGAGTGAAGGCACAGCCACACCATCACGCCAACGGCGCAGGCTACGGGCATCGACACCCGCAGCCTTGGCGACATCAGCCTGCGACAGCTTGCTCTTGTTGATCTCGAACCAGATGAGATCAACGAACGGGTGTGCGAAATCGACAGCGCACTTCTGAGGCTGATAGCGGGTCACAGGATCTTGCTCATCGCAACAACCGCCGTCATGCGGTCAACATCGATATCCAAGGGTGCAGCCTCCTTCTTTTTCTCAGGCTTGGTGGTGCTGCGCTGGCGCTCCTTCACGTTCTCAGGAACCAGCTCCCACAGTGCGGGCCATGTCTTGACCGCAGCACCCAGCGTAGCGTGGGCATCGAGCACCCTGTTCACCCCCATGATGAACGCATCGCGCTCAGCGATGATGTTGTCGTGCTGCTGCTTCCAGTCGTGCACTGCCTTGATGGTCGGCTCCCACCGCTCGGACGGTAGCAGGGTGACAGAGGCGTACTCAGTGAACGACATGCTCAGCACGAAGTCCCGCCCAGCGGATGGCAGGTTGAACGGGAACCGCTTCACGCCGCAGGAGAACGTGAACGGGGGAGGCACGACGCCGCCTACATTGCGGATCTGGATGGCAGGGCGCAGAGGAAGGAACCCATTGGGTAGCGCCTCCATCTGCTTCTCCCACTCACCGAACAGCATGGAGTAGAGCGTCGGCCCGTCGAACGGGAACTTGAGGCTACGCTCCGCAATCTCGATGCGCTTGAAGTAGGTGAGCGTCGCCATGCGGATGATGTGCTGCTTGAGGTCAACGCCAATACGAACGGTACCCATGTTCATCTCCCAGTTGGTGTTATGTGCACCTTGCGGTCACGGTCCACCCGGATGGTGAGCCGACCGTAGGCGATGTGTACGAGAAGGTGGCAGAGCTGGTCGCACTTCTCATCAGCACGACGCAGCCTCCACTCCAGCCAGCCCACCCAGAAGCAGAGGGTGAGGCCGATGGTGATGAGCGTGCCCTCGCTCACAGCTTGACCACCTCACCCCAGGGTGCCTTGGTCGCACCGTTGGTTACCCACATCACCGGGTAATCCGGTGCCGGGCCGAAGTCGTCGCAGTACAGATCGGTCAGCACCACACAGGCGACCGGTGCCACCGAGTTGTCTGCAACGTGTTTGAAGATCGGCGAGAAGGCCGTGCCTCCACCGCCACGTGCCGTGATGGTCACCGTGTCAGTGGGTGCGTAGCGGTCGTAGTGGCACACCTCACTGTCGAAGTAGACGATGTGCAGCATGACCGGGTTGGTGTCCTCATGGATCGCCCTGATCTCCGCAGCGAACTCAGCCACCACACGGGGGCTGATGGAGCCTGAGCAGTCCACCGCTACCACCACCTCACCCAGCGCCTCACCGGATACGCTCGGCAGATAGAGACCCTGCGCCAGGAAGCGTCGGTTGGGTCGTGCCCAGCTCCGGGTGCTGGTCTTGGCCCGGTGCATGAACCTACGCAGCACATCCTGCCAGCGCACCTTGGGTTGCAACACCTCATCGACGAGGCGCTGCATGTTGGCTGACATCTTGCCCATCATCTTGGCAGCCTGCGCTGCCTGGGCGACCTTCACTCGCCACTCGGCCTGAGCCTGTGCCTGCTCAGCAGGGGAGCCTTCCGGCTCCAGCAGATCGTTGCCGATACCGCCAGGGCCATCACCCTTGGCACCGTCCCTGCCGTCGCTGTCCGGCAGGATGGCGTAGATACCCTCAGACGTACCCTTGCCTGCGTCGTACAGCGTCCTGTCGAGGCAGCCGCCCTTGATGAACTTGCCGATGCGCTCATCCACCAGGAGCTGGTTGATTACGTAGTCAGCCGCCTTGTTCCACTTGCCGTGGTCGCGGCCCTTGAGGCGGTACATATGCTCCAGCATGGGGTGGAAGCACTCGTGCGCCACGAGGAAGGTGACCTCCTCGTCAGTCAGATCCTTGAGGAAGTGCGGGTTGTACCACACGGTCTTCCCATCGGTCGCCGCTGTGGGGACACGCTCGTCCAGCACCATGGGCATGTTGAGTGCCACGGTCCCGATGAAGGGGTGCTGAAGGATCAGGTTGGTCTTGGCCTTGGCCAAGCGTTTCATGAGGTCCATGTCACAGCCCTCCCATGAAGGCGCGCATCTTATCCATGATGGCAGCAGCGTCGTCCGCTGCACTCTGGCGCACCGTGGGATCATTGCGGATGGCGTCGGTGCTGAGGGATGCCAGCTTGCCCTCCACCTCCTGCCGCATGTTCTCAAGGTTGGGGTCATCGCCGATGTTGAGGCGAGGCAGCAGGTCACACAGTTCCCGTGCGTGCTCCAACATGCTGTCGTAGATGCGCCCCTTGGGGTTGCTGCACTGGCGGGAGATGGTCTCCACCCGCTCATACAGCCGCTGCCAGACATCCTTGGTCGCCAGGGTGTGAGCCTGCACCAGCCGCGCCGTGATGTCCTGCTGGATGCGGGACATCTCCGACCCACTCAGCTCCACCCGGAAGTCGTTGGTAGGCACCGGGAAGATGGCGATATCCATCCTAAACCGGTTGGCGATCTCGTCATCCGCCGGGTAGTCACTGTCCGAGTACATGCCACCCAGCAGCCGGGCAGCCTGCACCTTCAGTGCCGGGTAGTTGTACACGAAGTCAGCCACCAGGGCCTCCCACTCAGCCTTGGCCTTGCGGAAGGACGTGATGAAGCTGAGGTAGTTGGAGGTAGGCAGCAGCTGCGCCCCCTCCATCGCCCAGGGCAGGGTGTTGGAGTAGAAGTCCTGCCGGATGGCGTTGCTCTTGGCGTGCACCCGCTCAAGGTAGTCGTTGAGCGGCAGCAGGGACTTGTTGAAGCGCCCTGCCTCAGCACTGGCATGGTAGAGCGTCGTCGCCTGCTGCGAGACGCGCTTGTCGTACTTGCGGGCCGTCCACTGAGAGACGGAGAGCTGCACCAGCAGGGCGCGGTCGTTGAGCTGCATTGTTCTATCCTCCTCAGAACAGCACTTCGTGGTGCTTTACGGCCCAGGTCGTGAATGCCTGGGTGCTGGCCAGTGACGGGTCACGGCGCGCTGCGATGGAGACGGTCAGCACGCTGAACTCGGGCGGCATCCGCTCACAGTACGCCACAACACGGTCAAGGTTGCCCGAACTTGCACGGGCAGACAAGGCACCAGACAGGGCGTAGAGCGTCGCCGGATCGGTCGGCACCACCGACCCCTTGGGGTCGAGCAGGATGGCGTCAGGGTTGGGCAGCTTGCGGAAGATGCGCAGGAACCCCACGAACTCAGCCGCAGCGCCCTCACCCACAGCGCCCTTGAAGCACTCGAACTCAGCATCAGCAGGCACCACGCCCAGCACAGCCGAGACACCCTCCACCCAGGACCGTGGCGTGGGGTTCTGATCACGCTGCGGGTCGTAGTCATGGAGCAACCCAGGCCGGAAGCGCAGGAAGCTCACCACCTCAGGCCGTACACCGTTGGCAATCATCCAGGCCGAGCTGTCGTCGAGGTGCGTCTCCATCTCCAGCACCGTCTCACGGTTGCGGAGGTGGCCCAGCACACGGTTAGCCCCTGCCCGGTCACTCTGCCTGTTGCCGGTGGAGATGACGCTCCAGCCGTTAGCCATGGGTACGCCGTGCAGCGTCCTTGCCTGACAGATGTTGGCCAGAACCTTCTGGATGTCCGCACCGGCTTGATTGCGGTCGTCGAAGCACAGCAACCCACCCTCAGGGGTATCGTGGCGGCTGCCCTGCGCAGGGTACCAGTCAGGCAGCTTGTAGCTCAGCGTGGAGCCACTGATCTCCGGGATGCCGAAGTCCTCCACCAGCATGGTGGGCAGGTGCATCTCGATGTAGCCCCGACCTAGATCAGAGGCGACCTCTCGGGCGATGGTGGTCTTGCCGCCACCGGGTGCCCCCTCAACGCAGACCGTGCGGCCCACACGGATCAGCGCAGCGAGTGTATCTTTTAAAAGAGTCGGACGCATTGCATGTTCACCTCTTGTAAGTTTGTTTCTGACAAGTGGCCTCATCAGCAGCGGCGTTACCGCTGGACGCAGGGGGTCGGACCCTACGTTTCGGCCTAGCCCTTGTTAGGTCCGGGCCAGAGCAGCATCAGCCGCCTATCCATCAGGTCGGTACTGCGGTGGAGCAGGTTCCACTTGGACAGCTTATCCGCAGCCCTGGTGACTGACGGCTTGTTGACGTTGAGCACCGCAGCAATGGCCCCAATGGTCGCACCAGGGTTGGCCTTGACGACCTCCAGAATGGCGGCCTGTCGGCACGACAGGTACTCGTAGTGCATCCACTTGGTGTACGCCTGAGCCGAGGCCGGAACCTCGATGAGCGCGATGTGGTCCTCTACGGGACGGGTCTTGATGGTCCTACGCATGTTCATCCCTCCGCAATATCAATGTGGAACTCTCGGCTGTATGTGATGCCACCCTTGCCATCCATGTCGCGGTCGATGACCGGCGACCCAGGCTGAACACCAGCCCAGAGATTGGCGGCATCATCCCAATCGAAGCCCACCTTATCGGCGGTCTCCTCGATGCTGTTACCAGTCGCCTCGTAGAGGGTAGTGCCGGTCGCACTATCCCGCTCGACGTACCGATACCTACGCATGTTCATCCTCCTCAGTGAACGCCGTACAGGTACTGCTGGAAGTCATCAGCAGAGATGCCAAGGTCCTCCAGCAGCTGCGCTGCGGCCTTGGGGTAGTCGTACACAAGATCCTCCAGGGTGCTGCCCTTGGACGAAGCGTAGGAGGCAGTGCCACCACTGCGCCACGACGCCGAGTTGCCCCAGGGGAAGTCACTGTCGCCAGCCTTGCGCACCACAGGCAGGGTGACCGGATCGACCTGACACAGCCGCTCCAGCAGATGCACCAGGAAGGGCACATCGAGGTACTCTGTGGCTTGGTGAGCGTTGTAGTACCCAACGCTGAGGTTGGTGCACTCAGGCACGATGTCGGTGTAGTTGGCCGTATCGGTGAAGGTGCCACCGGAGTCGAGCTGGAACGTGTGGCCCTTGGTGCTGAGCTGATCAGCCAGCGCCCTACCAAACGCATCTGACGCACAGCGTGCACCCTGATGGGTGATGACACTGGTGGTGCCACGCCGATCAAGCGCAATAGCGTAGTCAATGCCATCGAGCAGCTCGGGTGTCTCAACGGCGATGTGGTGAGAACCGATGCCACCGATCTCCTCAGCAGCATGGAAGATGTAGAGGCCAGGGACCTCGCGGAGGATCATCTGGCGCATCAGCCACACACCTGCCGTGCAGTCAGCACCAAGGCACGAGCTGTCAGCGTTGGGTGAGAGGGAGAGCATACCGCCACCGTAGGTGATACGCTGCCTGCCGCCCTTGGCGTGCACAGTGTCGGTATGGGAGGACCACAGGATACGTGACAGCGATCCATCCCTGTTGGGGATGTTGATGTAGCGGTTGCCCTTGGCGTCACTGCGCATGTCGGGGATGCTGTCGAGGTAACGCTTGACGAACAGCGCCTCGGTCTCACTGCCAGCAGGGCGGCAGTAAGTGTGCATCTGGAGCAGCTCGTTGATGATGGGGTTGCTGAGGTTGAGTTCTCGCACCTTGCTGGGCATGGCGCTGACGTTGGTCTTGCGGGTCATAGGTATCTCCTGGGTTAGAGGTTGACGGGGAGTTCAAGCTGGTTGGCGTCAGCGACGAAGGTAGGCATCGGGTATCCACGCTCCTCCTGATCGGCGACGTAAGCGTTGTGGCAGTCATGGCAGCGCATGGTGTTGGTGTAGATGCTGTCGGGATGCACCATGTCGTTGGAGAAGATCTCCTCGCAGTCCGGGCAGCGGAAGTACTCGCCCTCAGTCTCCTCCTGGCACCACGTCTGGGTACCAGCACGGGTGTTCACGATGACTTCCATCGCCGTGTAGTCGCTATCGGCGTACCACTGGTCCGTGTTCTCGCAGTGGAAGGCATAGGACTGTGCAGCGTCACCGCTCCACAGCTCCTCCCAGGTACGCCAGGGGCTACCAATGCCGTTGTGAGTGGAGCGACGGGCACGGCGCCACACTGTCGTAGGGTCGCCATTGTTGTGGCTGTAGCTGTCACCGGAGTAGGCACAGGTGAAGGCTTCGTTGTCATAGCAGTTGAGGCACCACGTCTCGCCGTCCACCGAGTACTGATCGTCGTCGCGGTGCATACGGTCACCACAGCAACCGCACTGGGTACGGGAATAGTTGCCAACCTCGATGGTGCCGCCAGTCTCATCAGCAGCGTAATCGCCGCTGTCGCAGATGAAGAACCTACGCTTGGCCGGGTGGTCATCGACGGCCTTATCCTCACCATCGAGGTAGGGCATCAGGAAGGTGCCATCCTCATCATCGGCATCGAGTTCAGTCTCAGCGGGGATACGGTTCAGTGGTGCACCAGCGAAGCTGGTGGTCCGTTCGTACTCACGCTCCCTGAGCATCGCAGTCAGGGCAATGCGGTACTGATCGGTGAGGCCGTAGACCCGGACGAAGGTCTTCTCACGGGGCCACAGCACAGCTCGGGCAGTGACGCTGTTGGGGTTCTGAGGGTCGGTGGTGTAGGCAATCGCCAGTCCATCCTGATCAGTGGCATAGGCTTCAGCAGGGTGGAGGTTGAGGGAACCGGTATAGCTACGAGCAGCACGGGCCATGCAGGACACATGGTCGGAAGACTCAGACTTGACAGGCTGATCGTTGTACGCAAACCGGAAGGCATCCCTGGCGTGGCTGATCACCAGGGTACTAGAGTTGACAACAAGCCGAGACTCGTAGCGTGCCGCCAGATCACGGATCTTGTCGGGGGTAAGCCGATCACTAGCAAAGCGGGCAAGGTAAGTGGAGGCAGGCACCACGGTCTGGATGTCACGCATCCCCTTCTCAGGGGACTCTGTAAAGGCAATCTTGGTACGGTCCTTAGACACATGAGCGAAGTGGCCATCCTTGGTATAGCCAATGATGTAGCTCGGCAGCACCGCGTGGTGGCCAGTGGCCAGACGGGACGCTTCTCGCTCCATCCAGCTGTCGTCAACCAGCTGCTGGATACGGGTCTTTACACCAGGGTAGTTGACACGAGCTGCAAGGGCAGCATCGGCGGTAATGTAAAGGTCGCCATTGACAGGAACGCCAGTGGACACATCAATGAGCTGGAACATCTGTCCATTCACCTCTGTTGTGGGGCATCGGCGGAGCGCCGACCCGGTTCCCAGGCTAGCCCGGCGGCCCCGCCGTGTCAAGTCCGGCCCCATCAATGGTCGCAACAATCTATTATGATGTCGTGATCTATTTTGTATGTATAACGTCGCGGTAGCGCACAGATTGTTAAAAGGGTGGAAAATTAGTGGGTTACGAGGCAGGATCTGTCAACAATCTAATAATCTAAAAAATATTCGTAAAGAGCGCCACAAATTAGAAGAGAGTTGGGGGGTGTAAAGGGGAATGCACTGTACATGCTTTACGTATCCACCAGGGGCCTCGCGCATGAGGAAAGGGTTAAAATTCCTTTTTTACGGATTGTTAGAAAATATAGATTATAGATAGAGAGAGAGATCCTGGAACCCATTGGTTTTCCATGGTGTTTACGTGTCAACTAGCCTACAATCTGTAAAGATCTAACTTTACAGTATACGGAGACAAACGTATAAAATGTAAAAAAACAGGCTATTTTTACAGATTGTTGTACTTGTTTTCCTATCCATAGGCCGTCAGACCTATAGAACGCCATTATGCGCGCACTTTGCTGACCTAGAGGCCCCCGACGTATGGCGAGCGCAGCGAGCACGCGGAGGCGGCGCACAGCCCTGGTGTCAAGGCAATAAAAAACCCCGCCTTGCGGCGGGGTCAGTGTCAAGCGAGGCTGAGGTCCTGGTCCTCGGCGAGGTCGGCGGCGTCGTCCCAACCCTCCTGGAAGTCCGTCATGTAGTCGATGCCGTGGTCGCGTACTCGCTCCAGTTCCCGCCGCAGCTGCGGCAGCTCGTCGTAAAGTGCATCCTCGTCCCCGAATGCCTGTATAGTGAGGACGTACTGCTGGAAGGCAGCCCAACCAGCCTTGTAACCCGGTGTCATGTTCACTCTCCCAAAGGAGGAGGGGCTTGCGCCCCTCCTGGTGTCAAATGTCTCGCAGGATGCCTTCCATGCAGTCGTGCACCAGTTCGGCGGCGCAGCGCAGTCCCAGTTCCCGCGCCCAGTAGGCATCCGCCGTGGTCCACTGTTCCTGGGCCTCGGCTTCTCGGGCGCACTGCGCATCTGCCATCGCCTTGCGGCGCAGGATGGAAAGCGCGGTTTGCAGTTCCGAGGTGGTCGGCGCAATGCTCAGCGCCTCAGCGTTCATGATCATGGTTCTTCTCCGAAGGAGGGAGGCGCCTTGCGGCGCCTCCCGTTGTGTTACCAAGCGACGGTCGGCTTGGTGCTCGCCTTGGGAGTCTTTCGCTCCTTCCGCGCCACGTTCACCTTGTCATCGCCGAAGCGGGAGAACGCGATCACCACTTCCTCAGTGGCAGGCATCCGCTTCGCGTCGATCCACCGCTTTTCGAGGGCCTTGCGAGCCTTTTCCTTCAGCTCCTTAGCCTTCTTGGTGTGCTCTCGCGCTTCCGCCAGCGTCTTCTGAAGCTCAGCCGGGAGGCTGGCAACATTCAGCTCGACCCACACGAGATCATCGGTCTTAGCCATGGTTCTGATCCTCAGTTTGAAAGAGCAACCCGTGGGGGCCATCCCGCCGCCGGGGCCAGCTCGCTGCTGGCCCAATTATTAGGACATATTCGCCCGGAAATGTCAAATGCCGCCCGTTTCCGGCCTCGCAGCGCGCTGCGCCGCGCTTGCTTCGCGGCTTGGACCGGCCCCACCTGGACTGGCAAAATCCAGGCCCCCCCTCACATGCGTAAGCCCCGTAAACCACGACCTAAAAATACCAAAGATTAACTTTTCGTAATGAAATATCCAGCAAAAAGCTCGCCTTGACGCCCACATCTCAGGCACATACGCTAAGAACCCAGGGATCTGAGCAGTACAGATGGACCTTTCGACCGTCTCACCGACCAAATGGACCAATCGGCTGGCGTTCGACATCGCCCTTCGCCTCGAAGGTAGCGGTGAGGACCTCGATGAGATCGTCACGCGGCACCAGATCGTCGCTGGCGACCTGCTGGTGTTCAACAAAGACCCAGTTTTCCTTCGCAAGGTCTCGGATTTCCGTGACGAGATCCGCGATAAGGGGGTCACCTTCCGCCTCAAGGCCCGCACGCAGGCTGAAGAGCTGCTCAAAACCTCATGGATGCTCATCCACGACCCCGTGGTGAGCCCTGCGGTGAAGGCCGACCTCATCAAATCCACCGTGAAGTGGGCGGGACTGGAGCCCAAGAACGACGTGGGCGACGGCGCTGCCGCTGGCGGCGTCAGAATTACCATCAACCTGGGGGGTCAGGAGCTTGGAACAGCGACGGTCATCGACGCGACGCCACAGCAGATCGAGTCCGACTCCGACGACAGCGAATCTGATTGAGCTGGAGAGCCCGGTAGAGGTCAAAAGGGTCGAGCAGGAGCTGATGGCACGTGGAGCGTCCTACCGGACGCGGATAACCAACACCCGCAAGCGTGGATTGCGCTACCTCGTGGAGGTTTTCCAGTGAGCAACACTCGCAAAGAGCCCACCCACGGCGAGTACGACGACGATGAGAGCTACACGACCGATGGGTCGTGGCATGTGGTGCCTGCGGATGACATCCGAGAGCACATTTTCACCGAAGATCCGCCCTGCTGGTGCGATCCCTACTACGACGAAACCTCGGGCTACCACATTCACCATAGCGCCGATGGCCGCGAGGCGTACGAGGAGGGTTGGCGCAAGCCACACTGACCATGGCACTCGAAATTGACTACACACCGCCGCCGACAGGTAAGCGGTTCATGCACTCTAACCGGCGGATGCGGGTCCTGATGGGTCCAGTCGGCTCTGGTAAGAGCGTGACCTGCTCCTTTGAGGTGGTGCGGCGCGCTACCATGCAGAAACCCGACGCTCAGGGGCGTAGGCGCTCGCGCGCGGCCATTGTACGTGAGACTGCGAGGCAGTTGCAGGACACCACGATCAAGACCTTCCTCGATTGGTTCCCACCGGGCCAGTGCGGGGAGTACATGCGCACCACCAAGACCTACTTCTTCAGGGTGGGCGACGTGGAGTGCGAGATCATGTTCCGCGCGCTCGACGACGCGGACGATGTGGCCAACCTGAACTCGCTGGAGCTGACCTTCGCGTGGTTCAACGAGTGCCGCGACATCCACCCTGACATCGTGGACGCCATGTCGAAGCGCATTGGGCGCTTTCCGTCTGCCAAGGACGGCGGGCCGACGTGGTTCGGGATGTGGGGTGATACCAACCCACCCACCATGGACACGTGGTGGTACTACCAGATGGAGAAGTTGAGCCCGGTCGATGGCGTCTCGCTGAACGAGAACGGCTGGGATGTGTTCAAGCAGCCGTCAGGCCGGAGCCCCTACGCCGAGAACCTGGAGAACCTGCCGGACGGGTACTACGACACCCAGGGCCGGTCGGATGAGTACGTCCGGGTCTACATCGACGGCGAGTACGGGCTCTCGCTGGCAGGCACGCCGGTCTACAAGTACTTCAAGCCGGACTACCACATGGCCAAGGCGCCGCTCCGGGCGATTACCAACGGGGTGCGGCCCATCGTTGTGGGGATGGACCTTGGGCTTACGCCTGCGGCGGCCATCGGGCAGCAGGACCCGCGTGGGCGGGCACTGATCCTGGCTGAGGCGGTCAGCTTCGACATGGGCATCCAGCGGTTCGTGCGAACGGTGCTCAAGCCGCTGCTCTTCGAGCGGTTCCCAGGGGCGCCGGTCCTCATAGTGACCGACCCGGCGGGTGTGCAGCGCGCCCAGACCGACGAGCGGAGCGCGGTCGATATCATCAAGGCTGAGGGGTTCAGGGTCATCTCGGCTAGGACCAACAGCATCTCGGCCCGGGTCAACGCGGTCGATGACTTCCTGATGCGGCAGGTCGATGGCGACCCGGCCTTCCTGATGGACCCCAGCTGCACGCAGCTCAAGGCGGCCATGATGGGGGGCTACCGGTACAAGAACCGGGGGGATGGCGGCATCGACAAGAACAAGCACAGCCACATCGCTGAGGCGCTCCAGTACCTGATGCTGCACATCGGAAATGCGGGTGAGGGGGCGATGGTTAGGGTCAAGCGGGACATCGTGCCGATTGCCGCCGTGGGGTGGACCTGATACCTTCTGGGTGGACCGCATGGTGCGGATTCCATTCACTCTCCCCCGCCTGCCCCCCGCCCCACTAGGCGGGGGGTTTTTAGCCATGGGGAGAAGGGCCTTGCACCCCCAAGATTTAGCGTGTTAGGGTCCTGGTGGGTACACGCCTCTGTACCCGTGTTCACCTCCCAAACTTCCCTGTCGGTTGAGCCCCCCGGCTCCCGACAGGGGTTTTTTGGGCAGCGAGGGGGTTGGTATGGCGACGGTTGCTCCGGTTCTCTCCCGCACCGCTGAGGGTGTTCCCTATCTGCTTTGGGAGAACATCGCCACTGGCGATACGGTGCTGCCCTACGCTGTGCAGGGTCGGCTGGGGCTGAACGCGGCGGTGCAGTTTGCTGGTACCTTTGGCGGTGCGACGGCCAAGCTCCAGGTGTCGAATGACGGTACCACCTACGCCGACATCAAGGACGTGCACGGCACGACGGTTAGCGCCACGGCGGCGGCCCACTTCGAGATTGGACGCTCCTCGATCTACTTTCGCCCCAGCGTGGCGGGCGGGACGAGCGATGCGGTCGATGTGTACCTCGTCCTTCGCGGACCTGTGAGCTAACGGGGAACCCATGCCGGGCCTCACCATTCTCCGCGTCGTCAGTAACTCCGAGATCGAGCGGGCCGAGAAGGAACGGCTGGATGCGGAGGTTCAGGCTCGGCAGAATAGTGACCTGATCCTTGGCCTGTCGGCCTACATGCGCGAGTGCTGGGATGCCGCGCGCATCGCCAAGGACCCCATCAACGACCTCATGCTGAAGGCCATGCGCCAGCGCAATGGCGAGTACGAGGCCGACAAGCTGCAAGCCATTCGCAAGCAGGGTGGCTCCGAAGTTTATATGATGCTCACCGAGGTGAAGTGCCGGGCGGCTGAGAGCTGGCTGCGCGACATCCTCCTCGATACTGGCTTCCCCCCGTGGGATATGCAGCCCACGCCTATCCCTGACCTCTCGCCCGACCACACAGGAGAGATCCAGCAAGGCTTTGCCGAGCGGGTCGTTGAGATGATCCAGCAGACCGGGCAAGCCCCCAGCCCGGCTCAGATGCTGGAGATGAAGGAGATCGTCGCTCAGGAGTACCGTTTCAAAATCCTCCAGGCTGCCCAGGCCCGGGTGGATGGGATGAAGATCCGCATCGACGACCAGTTCGCTCAGGGTGGATGGGCTGATGCGTTCAACGAGTTCATCACCGATCTGGTGACCTTCCCCTGCGCCTTTGTGAAGGGGCCGATTGTCCGGCGTCAGCGTCACCTGGGCTGGGTAAAGGGGCCAGATGGCCGCACCACGGTCGAGGCTAGCGAGCGGCTGGCGCCTGAGTTCGAGCGGGTTAGCCCGTTCAACATCTACCCCGAGCCGGGCATCACGCGCCTCAACGACGGCTACCTGTTCGAGCACCATCGCCTTAGCCGTTCGGCCATGGCCGATCTGATCGGCGTGCCGGGCTACGACGATGCGGCCATTCGCAAGGCCATCGAGGCTGGTCCGGGCCAGAGCTGGGTCTCGGAGACCATCGAGATGCAGCGCGAAGAGGAGGAGCGCAAGTACTTCACGGAGATGCGCCCGACCGACCTCTTCGATGCCCTGGAGTTCTGGGGCAAGGTCAGCGGCAAGATGCTCCGCGAGTGGGGTATGGACCCTACCGAGGTGCCGGATGAGATGCGTGAGTACGACGCGAACGTCTGGATGGTGGGTAACTACATCATCAAGGCGGTGCTAAACTACGACCCGCTGGGCGAGAAGCCCTACGCCAAGACCTCCTTCATCAAGACGCCGGGTGCCTTCTGGGGCCGTGGCATCCCCGAGATCATCGAGGACTTGCAGAACGTCTGCAACGCGGCGGCGCGGGCTCTGGTGAACAACATGGCGGTGGCGTCCGGCCCGCAGGTTGAGGTGAATCTCGACCGCATCCCGCCGAACGAAGACATCACCCAGATGTACCCCTGGAAGATCTGGCAGACGCTGAATGATCCGCTCGGGTCGTCGGCCCCGGCGGTGCGCTTCAACCAGCCGAGCGACAATGCCAGCACGCTGATGGCGGTCTACGAGCGGTTTTCCCGCCTCGCCGACGACCACTCGGGCATCCCGGCCTACATCTACGGCGACGTGGATGTGCGCGGCGCGGGCCGCACTGCTTCTGGTCTATCGATGCTGATGGGCTCGGCGGGCAAGGGCATCCGACAGGTTGTCATGCACATCGATAACGACGTTATCAAGCCGGTCGTTAAGCGTCAGTTTGTTTATAACATGCGCTATGACCCGGATGAGGCGATCAAGGGTGACGCCGAGATCATCCCGCGTGGCGCGATCAACCTCGCTGTGCGCGAGACGGTCAACGTTCGGCGCGTCGAGTTCCTCAACGCGACCGCCAACCCAGTGGATATGCAGATCGTCGGCATCGATGGCCGTGCGGCGCTGCTGCGTGAGGTGGCCAAGGGCCTCCAGATGCCGGTCGATGAGATTATCCCGTCGCGCGAGAAGCTCGACTACATGATCCGTACCCAGCAGCAGGCCCAGCTAGCGGCTCCGCAGGGTCAGGCCCCGGCGCCTTCGCCTGAGGGCGGCGGTCCAGGCTCGCAGATGAACGTGGTCGCCAACCAGATGACGGGCCAAGCCTAATGACCCGGCCCCCGCCCGAGGTCGTGATGGCACTTGCCCGGGCAAGTAACATGATCCTGCCCTGGCTGACCGAATGGCGGCAGCGCGAACTAGAGCAACTACCCTTTGTAGCCCCCGCTAGTGTCGCGGTCGCTCAGGGTAGGTGTCAAATGTTGACAGAGCTGTACCGCTTGGTACAGGATGCCCCCGACGTAGCCGCAAAACTTCGTGCGGACCCCCATAAGGGGTAGTGCGCAAGTAGCAGCTGCTTAACCACGCACACCGATAAGGAGCGTATTGTGGCCATTCCCGAGCAGGTCCGTCGTCAGTCTGAGGCGATTGCCAAGCTGTACCAGGATAACGCTGCCAATGAAGCACCTGCCGATGCGGCGGATGCTACGGGCGTTGTTGCTGATCAGCCTGCGCCCGCCGACAGTGCGACCGATGCTGCGCCTGAGTCCGCGCCGAGTGAGCAACGGCGACCGGACACCAATAGTGACGCACAGACCTTTGAGCAGCGGTATCGCACGCTCCAAGGGATGTACAACGCTGACACTGCCCGCCTTCGTGCGGACAATCAGCAACTGAATAGCAGGGTTACGCAACTAGAGCAGTTGCTGGCCACTCTTTCTGCGGCTCCACAGCAGGTCCCCGCTACGGCGGCAGAGAAGCTGGTGACCGAGAAGGATGTTGAGGAGTACGGCGATTCCATCGAGGTTATGCGGCGCGTCTCCCGTGAGGAGTCCTCGGCATACCAGCGTAAGATCGCTGAGCTGGAGCACATGCTGAAGCAGGTGCAGACCAGTGTTCTCCCGCGCGTTGAGCAGGTCGCTCAACGACAGGCCGTGACGGCTGAGCAGGCTTTCTGGAGTGAGCTGACTACGGCGGTTCCTGAATGGCGCGATATCAACACCAGCCAGGACTTCCACAGGTGGCTCCTCGACGTTGATCCGCTGACGGGTCTGACCCGCCAGACGTATCTGGAAGATGCTCAGCGCAATCTCGATGTTCGGCGTGTTGCTGCTTTCTTCACTGCTTGGCAGGGTCTGAACGGCCAACCTGTTGCTCAGCCCCATCGGAGTGCGTCGGACTCCCAACTCGATAAGCAGGTCGCCCCTGGACGTAGCCGTGGGGGGTCTGTCCCCGCTACGGGTACTGCCAACAAGACCTACTCCTCGAAGGACATCGCCAAGTTCTTTGACGATGTTCGCCGTGGTGCCTATCGGGGGAAGGAAGCCGAGCGCGACCGGATCGAACGCGATATCTTCGCCGCACAGCGCGAAAATCGCATTGTCGCCAACGGTTAAGTGGAGAGAACCATGGGCTACCCTGTTGCTCCTGGCCGCCCCAACTACTCGGGTAACTTCATCCCCGAGATTTGGTCCGGCAAGCTGATCGAAAACTTCTACGATGCCACCGTTCTGGCTGCGATCTCGAACACCGACTATGAGGGTGAGATCCGCAACCAGGGTGATACGGTGAACATCCGTACGACCCCGAACATCACGATCCGTGAGTACGTGAAGGGTCAGGGCATTGTCGTGGAGAACCCCGACAAGCCGAAGCTCCAGCTGGTCATCGACAAGGGCGAGTACTTCGCCTGCGTTGAGGATGACATTGATCGCGTTCAGTCGGACATCAAGCTGATGGACATGTGGTCCAAGGATGCGTCCGAGCAGATGAAGATCAAGATCGACCAGCGCGTGCTGACCGACATGCTCCCCGACATCGCTGCTCTGAACAAGGGCACGGCGGCGGGTGCAGTTTCCGGCGCGTTCAACCTCGGCACCACGGCTTCTCCGCTGACGGTGACGAAGGACGGCGCTGGCGGCACCGCTTCGGTGGTGGACCTGATCGTCGATCTGGGTACCGTGCTCGACGAGGCGAACTGCCCGGAAGCCGGTCGCTTCCTGGTGATCCCGGCCCGCATGGCTGGCCTCATCAAGAAGTCCGAGCTGAAGGATGCGTCGCTGGTCGGTGACGGCACCTCGATGATCCGCAATGGCCGCCTGGGCATGGTGGATCGCTTCACGCTCTATGTCAGCCACAACCTGAAGGTTGACACGGGTGGGAAGTACAACATCGTCGCTGGGACCAAGATGGGCCTCACCTTCGCGTCGCAGATGACGGAGATGGAGACCATCCGCTCGGAGAGCACTTTCGGTAACGTCATCCGTGGCCTTCAGGTCTATGGCTACAAGGTGGTGAAGCCGGAAGCTCTGGCCCAGTCCGTTGTGACCTTCGCCTAAGGAGAGATAGACATGGCTGCTTACACGGACTCCCTTGGGTTCAATAAGGGCTCCACGTCCTATCCGTCGAACTACGCCAACCGCCTCTCGGTGATCGAGATTGATCTCGACTTTGCTAAGATTGCGGCTGCGCGTTCGGCGGCGGGTGTGGCTGCCCTGGCCTCTACCGATACCCTGGTCCTTTGCACGCTGCCAAAGGGTACGTTCGTTCTGAACGGCTCTGCGGTGCTTGTGAAGGCTGAGGGCGCGTCGGCCAACATCGATGTCGGCATCGGTGGCGGCACCACCGACTTCTGGATCGACGGTTTCGACCTGAACGGCACGGTCGGCACGGTTGGCGGTTATGCCGATACTGCGGCTTATCTTGCTACGGCTGCTACCAACGTGCTGCTGACCATGAACAGCAACAACGTTGATGTCGCCCGCGTGAAGATCCAGCTCGCTGTGATCGACATGGGCGCCGATCAGGGTAGCATCCCAAGCGCATAACCCGGTGGGGGGCTTCGGCCCCCCATCTCCTCACAGGAGATAGATCATGGCTCTCTATACGGGTATTACGCAGTCTAACCTACGCGCTATTGAAGCGAAGGTTGATAGCCTCGTGGTTGGTACGGTTACCAGCATTGCTGTTCCGGTTTCCGCCGGATCAACTTTGACTGTGACCGCTGCTTCCCATGCCGGGAAGATTATCGCTTTGGATGCCGCTGCGGGCTCCACTGTGACGCTTCCTGCGGCAACCGGTACGGGTAACGTGTACACCTTTGTGACCAAGGCTCTTGCTACCAGCAACAGCCATGTGATCAAGGTGGCCAATGCGACCGATGTGTTGTCTGGGTCGTTGACCGTGGTTGATAACGCCGATGGCACTGCCACGACGTTTGGGACCGTGGCTGCGAGCGATACGATTACATTGAACCGCACCACGACCGGCTCGGTGAAGATTGGTGAGCGTATCAACATTGTTGATGTGGCTGCTGGTTATTTCAGCGTCACTGGCACTGTTATCGCTACCGGTTCTGAAGCTACGCCGTTCAGCGCAACCGTGTCTTAATGAATAGGGGCTTAGGCCCCTATTCTCCTTTTTACTCAGGAGCCCGCTGTGCCTATCAATCTGACTGGCAACAAGATCAAGGATACCTACAGCCAGCTGCTGCACATCGACGGCGGCCCTGCGGGTGCTGAGAAGGTGGTCCATAGCGGGACCGGTGTTGCTACGGCGCTGTCGCTCGGTACGGGTTCTGCCTCGGTCGATAACATCAAGATCGACGGCAACACGATCTCCTCGACCGACACCAACGGCAACATCAACATCACCCCCAACGGTACAGGTGCAGTTGTTATCCCGACTGCTACGTTTACAACCTTAAACGCAACTACTTTCAGCACTACTGCTGCGGCAGCACATATTGATCTTACGGGCGCCACGTTTACCGCCGATGGCACAGATACCAATATCAGTATCACCCTGGTTCCCAAGGGGACCGGTAAGGTTGTCGCTGACGGCGTTGGTATAAATGGCGGTGTGATCTCTACCACTACTACAAACCAGAACCTGACCCTTTCACCTAACGGTACTGGTGAGATTGTTGCTACTGCTCCGTTTGGTTATGGTGGCTCAGGTACCGGCGGTACGGTCACGCAGCTAACGAGCCGCACGACTGGGGTGACGCTCAACAAGCTGAGTGGTCAGATCACGCTGTTCGCATCTACGGCGATTTCTGGGCATGGATCTAACGAGTTTACCTTAACCAACAGCTTCATCGATGCGACCGATGTGGTGTACGTTTGCTTCGCCTCTGGCCTGACCGGGGCGAGCTATGATGTAACCGTCACTGCGGTCTCAGCGGGTTCGTGCAAGATCACGGTCTCCAACCACAGCAATTCCGCTACCCCGTCCGATACGCCCGTGCTCAACTTCGTCGTGATCAAGGGGGTGAATGCCTGATGGCTAAGACGCCTGCTTGGCAGCGCAAGGAAGGTAAGGACCCTGAAGGTGGCCTGAACGCCAAGGGGCGTGCTTCCTACAACCGCGCCAACCCTGGGAAACCCGGCCTGAAGGCGCCACAGCCTGAGGGTGGCCCGCGCCGCGACAGCTTCTGTGCCCGGATGAAGGGGATGAAAAAGAAGCTGACCAGCGCCAAGACGGCGAATGATCCGAACAGCCGGATCAACAAGTCCCTCCGGGCTTGGAACTGCTGATGGCTGCCTCGACCCCCAAGAACCCTGCCCTTTGGTCCCGCGTGAAGGCGGCGGCCAAGGCCAAGTTCGACGTGTACCCTTCGGCCTACGCTAACGCTTGGGCTGCCAAGGAGTACAAGAAGCGCGGTGGAACCTGGGGAGGCCCGGACAACCGGGTCAAGAAACCTCGTGGCTAAGGGCGGGCTCGGCAAGTGGTTCGGTGAGAAGTGGGTTGATGTGAAGACCGGCAAGGAGTGCGGGCGCTCGGGCGATAAGGACCGCCGGGGCTATCCTGCTTGCCGCCCGAAGGCCGCTGCTGCTAAAATGACCACTGCTGAGAAGCGATCTGTGGCTGCGCGCAAGACTGGGCCTGCCCGGCAGTCTTGGCCCGTTACGCCCTCTGGGCGGAAGAAGAAGGTCTGACCATGACCATTCGCTACCTCAAGAGCCGGAAGGACGGGTGGATCTTCGAGTGGGACCCCATCCTGGCGAACAACCCGCATCTCTATGAGGTGACGGAGGAAGAGGCGTACCCTGAACGTTTCATCCCTGTTGCTGCCATCGAAGCTATTGCCGCCAAGCGTGGCCGGAAGAAGCGGGAGCCTGTGGACCTGTTCACGGCTGACATCCCGGAAGAGCCCGGCTATACAAACGAGGCGCTCAACGCTGAGGCTTCGAGGGGGCTCCCGTGACACCTTCGGACGTGATCGTGGAGGCGCGTAAGCTCCTCCAGGATACCCAGGCACCCTACCGCTACAGCGACACAGACCTCGTGGGGTATGTGAACCAGACGCTGAAGCGGATGGCTGTCTTCCGTCCGACGCTGTTCACGAACATCGTTAGCGTGCCGCTCACGGCCAATACGGTGATCCAGGATCTGCCTTCCGATGCGCATCGGCTGGTGCAGGTGTTCTTCATCGACAACTACAACTCGGTCAACGAGGTTGAGCGCGAGGTGCTGGAGCGGGCCTACCCGCAGTGGGTGTCCGACCCTTCTGGCATTCCGTTCAACTTCATCCGCCACCCGCGCAACGCGACCAAGTTCTTCCTCTATCCGCGCCCCATCGCCAACCTGACGGCGACGGTTGAGTATGTGGTGGAGCCGATTGCCTACACCATCAACCAGACGATCCTGTATCTGAAGGACACCTACCTCGGCGTGGTGGTGGATGGCGTGGTGTTCCTCGCCTCATCCATCGACGATGAGCATGTGAACTCCAACCGCGCCAAGCTGTTCCTTGAGTCCTTCACCAGCGCGCTCGGCGTGGATCTCCAACAGCAGGCGATCCTCGACAACGAGCGTATGCCGAGCAGGGGTAGGTGATCATGGCATCTCGTGCCTTCTCCACCCTCTCAGCTAAGGTCAGCGCCAGTGTGCCGGGTTGCCCCTATCCGCTGATCGTTCAGTACATCCGTGATGCTGCGATCCGGGTGTGCGAGCGCGCCCTCATTTGGCGCTACGAGCAGCCCGTGTTCAACCTGACGCCTGGGCAGTACCAGTACACCTTCAACAAGCCCGCTGACACGCAGGTGCAGGCGGTGCTGCTGGCGACGCTGAATAACTCGCCGCTTGAGATCCTCACTCTCGACGACGCGCGGAACCTCTACCCGACGTGGCCGGTCACCTCGACGACGAGCCAGGATATCGAGGAGAACGGCACGGAGCCGCGTTCGGTCGCGCAGGTCGATGTGCACCGCTACATCGTGCTCCCCGCGCCTGACGCAGCGGTGACCTACACCCTGCGGATGATCTACGCCCTCAAGCCCTCGCGCAGTGCGCTGGAGATGGATGAGGGTGTGTTCGATGAGTACGAGTTGCCCATCATGCACTCGGCGCTCCAGAACCTCCTGGTGATGCCGAAGGTAGAGTGGGCTGATCGTGAGTTGGCCACCTACCACGCCAAGCAGTTCATCTTCACGCTGAACGAGGCGCGGGCGCAGGCCAACCTTGGTGTGTTCCGGGGGTCCCTCTCCGTGCGGTTCCCGCCGTTTGCTTAGGAGGTAGCCGTGGACCCTCGCATCACCGACAACCGTATCCGACTGGTCAAGAACGACACTGGGCCGCAGATCCAGCTCACCTTGACGGATGAGAGCACCGGATCGCCCATCAACCTGAGCGGCGCAACGGCCACGTTGTATATGAAGTCCCTTACGACCGGGACCGTGGTGGTTAGCCGCCCATTGACCATCCCTACCGGCACTGCCAGCCAGGGGGTTGCCCTGATCATCTGGGGAGCCTCGGATCTAAACCAGACGCCGGGTGACTACGATGGCGAGGTTGAGGTGCTGTTTGCCACGGGTATGCGGCAGACGGTCTACGACGTGCTGAAGTTCAGGCTCCGAGACCAGTTTGCGTGAGGATAGACCCTACCCTTAGGCGCATCCGGGCGGTCATTCGCACCGCAGCGGTCAATGCTGCCTACAAGGCTGGGGTTATCGGGTCGGCGGTTGTCGTACCCTACATAAGGTTTCGCTACGCCCTCGGTGAGTTTTTTAAATTAAAGTTTCTCACTGACACCGCACGGGTGTCAGAAGGTGAGACCTACTTCGCTGAGGACTATACCGATCCGGGGTATGTCGGTGTCCCGTTTGCTCTAAGTGTTGGTAAGGTTCTTGCTGATACTGCCCTAGCTAGGGATGTACTAGCGTTCTTTGCTCCGAGGAGCTTTAGCGATAGCTTCTCTGTAGCGGATACCGCAGTTCGCCGGGTTGGGAAGAACCTAAGCGATACCGCGACGGCGGCGGATGCTGCTACTCGCTCTATAACCAAGGGCTTTGCTGACACTGCTGCCCTGGCTGATACATCCGTGCGCTCCGTGGGTAAGCTACCCACGGATACGGCCAGCTTGCTAGATGTCGTTGCTTTGGCGCCCAGGCTTGTTATCATAGACCAGCCGGTAGCCTCGGATAGCGGTAGCTTGCGGATGCAGGACTACTGCGACTTCAGCTACTTCGCCGAGGATTACGTGGGCGTCTCTCGCGCCTTTACCTAGGAGGACACCATGGGACCGGTTGAGAAGTTGGGGATGACAGGCCGCCTGACCATCGTGCTGAAGGGCGCAGATGGGAAGGTGAAGGATGTGCGCGAGGTGAAGAACCTCGTTGTGAACACCGGCCTTGACCACATCACCTCCCGCATGGTGGGCACCTCACAGAACGTGATGAGCCACATGGGTCTTGGCGCTGGTACGTCGCCTGCTGCTGCCGGTGATACCGCTCTTGGTTCTGCGCTTGGTTCGCGCAAGACGTTCGATAGCGCCAACCGCACCGGCTCGAACAACGAGAACATCGTCTATGTCACTACCTTCAACGCGGGCGAAGCCACTGGCGCGGTGACCGAAGCTGGTATCTTCAATGCCTCTACCTCTGGTACCATGCTCTGCCGCACGGTGTTCTCGGTGGTGAACAAGGGCGCCTCCGACACGCTCCAGGTTACCTGGACTGTGACGATCTCGGCCTGACGAGGTTTAGATGGCAACGATCATCACCCGGGCTGGTAAGGGCTCACCCCTCACAAATGCTGAGGTGGATGCGAACTTTACCAACCTGAACAGCGACAAGTTGGAGACCGGTGGGGGTACCCTCACTGGTCCTACGGTCGTTAACGTCAACAGCACCTCAACCGCTCTGCGGATCACGCAGGTGGGTACCGGTGCTGCACTCCTCGTCGAGGATGAGGCTAACCCCGACTCCACACCGCTCATCGTCAATGCGAGCGGGAACGTTGGTATCGGTACGAACTCGCCGGGTGTGCGCCTTGATGTGGTGGGCGCAGCGGCGATCACCGACAACTCCTCTTCGGATGCGCTTCGCATCACGCAGACCGGCGCTGGCAATGCTCTGGTTGTTGAGGATGCGGCCAGCACGGACTCCACCCCCTTCGTCGTGACGGGGACCGGTAACGTTGGTGTGGGTACGCCCACCCCGGCGGTGAAGTTGGCTATCAGCAGCACCGATGCGATCCTGGTGCCTGTTGGTACGACCGGCGAGCGCCCCACAGGTGCGACCGGCTACCTCCGCTATAACAGTTCGCTCAACAGCTTCGAGGGCCACAACGGCACGGCCTGGGGTAGCATCGGCGGCGGTGCGACCGGCGGTTCGTCGGATAAGATCTTCCACCTTAATGACCAGACCGTCACCACGAACTACTCCATTCCGAGCGGACAGAACGCCGGTACCTTTGGACCGGTCACCGTGGCGAGTGGGGCAGTCGTGACCGTGCCCTCTGGCAGCACATGGACGGTGGTTTGAGATGCCTGTACGCCTGAACAGCTCCGGTGGCGGCTCTGTCACCCTCGACGTGCCCAGCACGGCCAGCACCTTCACGCTGAACCTCCCCGCCACTTCGGGTACGGTGGTGGCTGCCGATGGCAGCGGCAACGTCACCTACTCTGGCACGACGACCTTCTCGGGTAACGCGACCTTCAATGCGGGGCTTGTGCCGTCAAGCAGCTTCCTGCGGAACCGCATCATCAATGGCGACATGCGGATCGACCAGCGGAATGCTGGGGCGAGCGTCACTCTTGATGCCGGCGGTCTGTACACTATTGATCGCTTTAGGGGATATGAAGACACCGACGGTGCGATGACCGCACAACGGGTCACTACGGCGCCCACCGGCTTCGTTAACTCCCTTCAGTTCACAACCACCACCGCAGACGCTTCTTTGAGCGCATTACAGTATTGCATTATGGAGCAGGTTATTGAAGGCTCCAACATCTCAGATTTGGGCTGGGGAACCGCATCGGCTCAGACTGTCACGCTCTCGTTTTGGGTGCGCTCGTCCCTAACGGGTACTTTCGGCGGCGTCCTAAAAAACTCAGCGGGTAATCGTAGCTACCCATATACCTACAGCATCAGTGCCGCCAACACTTGGGAATACAAAACCGTTACCATTCCCGGAGACACGTCGGGCACTTGGCTAACGGACACAGGAATCGGCATTCGCGTTCAGTTTGGCTTGGGCGTCGGCTCTACTTATAGCGGCACGGCAGGCGCATGGGCTTCTAGCAACTTCGTATCCGCGACCGGCGCTGTTTCGGTCATCGGCACACTCAATGCGACTTGGCTCCTGACCGGCGCTCAGCTTGAGGTTGGCTCTGTAGCCACACCTTTTGAGCGTCGGCAGTTCGGGCAGGAACTAGATCTGTGCCAGAGGTACTTTCAGCATGTTCCGTTTAGCATGAGCTTTAGCGCCGCTGGCGGCGGCAATGTTTTGCAAATACAAACCCCATTTCAAGTTCAGATGAGGGCTGTGCCGTCGTTTAGTGCTCTAGGCGCTGACCCAAACAGCACGCAAATTGTTGTTAACAATTCTGCAAACGCGTTTAACTCAACGTACTCATCCGTTAATTCTGGATTTGCAAGTTTGGTAGCTGCCGCCGCTGGAACATGTCAGGTTATTGGCTATCGCTCTGCCGCATCTTCGGAGCTTTGATCATGTACAGCAACGCAAGGCGCATCCTGGACCCGGCCACAAACCGGCTTTTGGATTTTCTGGTTGACATCAACGGGGTGACGCACTCCATCCCAACCGACCCAGCCAACACCGATTATCAGCGCATCATGGCGCTGGTGGCAGAAGGTAAGCTTGTCATCGCCCCTTCGGAGACCCCCTGATGCCCGTGATCATCAACGGCTCCACCGGCATCTCTGGCACGGACGGCTCTGCCGGAACGCCTGCCGTGCAGGGCACTGACACCAACACCGGGATGTTCTTCCCTGCGGCCGACCAAGTGGCGCTGGCTGCCAACGGCACTCAGGTGCTGCTGGGCACTTCGACAGGCGTGACCATCACCGGGACCCAGTCCATCAGCGGCAACTTGTCGTTCAACTCCGGCTATGGTTCGGCAGCCGTGGCATATGGTTGTCGGGCTTGGGTGAGTTTCGACGGTAGAACCGGAGGAACTGTTACAATTAAGGCGAGCGGGAACGTCAGCAGCATTACTGATTTGGGTGTCGGAGCCTACAGGGTGAACTACACAAATGCTATTGTCGACGCAAACTATGCAACTTTTTTAGATATGACGCCGAGTGTGACTAACAACGGCTCTGATACGTTCCCTATTTCCGCTGCTACTGGAAGTGTAGAGCTTCGGCACTACGAGGATGGCATCTTGCGCGATAGTGATTACATCAGTGTCGCTGTCTTCCGCTGATAGGAGCTAAAAACCATGACCGATCAGCGCATCATCTATAAGACCGACGAAGGCGGCGTGGCCGTCATCATCCCGGCTCCTGAGTGCGGCCTAACCATTGAGCAGATTGCCGCCAAGGACGTGCCGTCTGGCAAGCCCTGGAAGATCGTCAGCGTCGCGGACATCCCGACCGACCGGACGTTCCGCGCTGCTTGGGAGTACGCAGAATGATCACGATCAACGTGAACAAGGCCAAGGCCATCGCGCACGACATGCGCCGCCAGATGCGCGCTGCTGAGTTCGCTCCACATGACGAGGTAATCGCCAAGCGCCTGCCCGGCACGGTTGAGGCTGAAGCCGAAGCGGCTCGCGCTGCCATCCGGGCCAAGTACGCTGCCATGCAAACCGATATCGACGCGGCGGCGACGCCCGACGAGATCAAGACCGCTCTGGGGATGCCCGGCTGATGTCCACAATTCAAGCCACGAACCTCAAGTCCGCCGCCTCTGCGAGCAACAACATCGTCCTCGACGCCTCGGGCAACGCGACGTTCGCGGGCACTGCGGCGATGGCGAGCAGCTTCCTGCGAAACCGGCTGATCAACGGCAATATGTACATTGCTCAGCGGGCAACGTCGGCCACCGTGACGGCTGGTACGGGCGTGCCTACGGCCAGCACAGGCTACCCCTGCGTGGACCGCTTCTTCGTCTACAGCACAGGCGCAAACGTCACGGCAGCACAGGTGTCGGGCGCCGGGGCGAACCGCAACCTGCTTCGCATCACGGGCGCCGCATCTGTTACGGCGGTCGGTATTGGCCAGCGCATTGAGGCGCTTAACAGCTATGATCTTGCTGGCCAGACCTGCACGCTGTCCGTCGATCTTGCCAATTCGCTCCTGACGACGGTGACGTGGACGGCAAGCTACGCTACGACCGACGACACCTTCGGCACCATTGGTACGCCGACCAAGACGCAGATTGCCACCGGCACCTTTACGGTCACCAGCACGCTGACGCGCTACTCCGTCAACATTGCGGTGCCTGCGGCGGCGACGACCGGCGTTGAGATCCTGTTCACCGTGGGCGCGCAGACGAGCGGCACTTGGGACGTCGGAAACGTGCAGTTTGAGCCCGGCACCGTCGCAACGCCGTTTGAACGCAGGCAGTACGGGCAGGAACTGGCGCTATGCCAGAGGTATTTTCAAAGGTTCTCTGCGTTTTGTGGCTCCACCTTTGATGCGTTTATATCGTACTTTGGTGGAACCGGTGCAGTCAGCGGCATTCAAATGTTCTTTGAACAAATGCGCGCAACGCCAACGGCGTCAATATCAAACACAACAGTGGAGTATTATTCCTACGCAGGAGTCTGGACATCGACGACACTTACCGCCGTTATTCTCGACTCCCAAAGATTTTACTTTTTCTGCCTGACCGATGGTGATGGTCGCGGTAAATTGATGCGGGCACTAAGCAACAGTACCGCCAACCAACCTTACGCAAGCTTTAGCGCGGAACTCTGAGCCATGTACACCAACGCCCAATACTACAATGATCCCATCGGCAACCCGGCTAGCATCCGGTGCGACATTAACGGCGTGACGAGCTATGTTCCGCTCGACCCAGCCAACACCGACTACCAGAACATCATGGCGCTGGTGGCGGCGGGTGAACTCACGATTGCTGATGCTGAAGCTGGTTGATGGTCCAGATCAGCGAAACTGAGGCCCGCCTGCAATCCCACGAGGCCGTGTGTCAGTTGCGCTATGAGGCCATCAATGCGCGACTAAAGCGGCTTGAGACCATCCTGATGGTCGCGGCAGGTGCCATCATTACCGGCTTGGCCGGTATAGCCTTCAAGCTGCACTAGGGGATCAGCGCCATGTCGGATGCCGCAAAGCAGGCACAAATGTCGGAGCAGATGGCAGCTAACGCCTCGAAGGGCGCGCTGATCGAGAAGGTCGTTTTCGCCGCTATCCCGATCCTGTTCAGCTGCGTTGTGTACCTGATGACCTCCCTGTCGTCGGCGAACAACGAGATCACCATCCTCAAGTCCCGCATTGCCGTGGTTGTGACGCAGGACAACCGGGCGATCCCGCCGCAGGGCACGACCATCGACATGGCCCAGATCCGCGAGCAACTGTCGAACCGGATCGAGCAGGTGGAGCGCGACGCTTCCATTGCCCGTGGCAACATGACGCTGGACCGTGAGCGCAGCATGGCGGGTATAGAGCGTGGCCGACTTGAGATAACCGCTGACGCGGCTGCTGCTCGTGCATCCATTCGCGCTGACCTGACGCGCATGATTACCGAACTTGAGCGTCGTGTGGCCCTCTTGGAGTCCCGGAATGGAACCGCTCCTCAACCTCGTTAGGACGGTCGCACCGTCCATCGCTACCGCCGTTGGCGGCCCGCTTGCGGGCATGGCGACCCGTGCGATCTCCGAGGCCCTGCTGGGTAAACCGGACGGTACTGAGGACGAGCTGATCGAGGCCGCGAAGACCGCCACGCCAGAGCAGCTGCTGGCATTGAAGCAGGCCGAACAGGACTTCGCTGTGCGGATGCGCGAGCTTGATATCGACCTTGAGCGCATCACCAGTGCGGATCGGAATAGCGCCCGCGAGCGCGAGATTAAGACTGGCGACTGGACCCCGCGTGCCCTGGCAGCGGCGGTCACGTTCGGTTTCTTCGGTGTCCTCTCATGGATGATCGCCAACGGGCTCCCCGCGAATGGCGGTGAGGCTATGCTCGTTATGTTGGGTACCCTCGGGACCGCCTGGGGTGCTATCATCAGCTACTACTTCGGCTCCTCGGCTGGGTCCCGCGAAAAGACCCAGCAGCTCAATCAGGTATTGAAGAGCGACAGATGAAGGGCAACTTCGACACCAGCCTCCCCCACGTGCTGAAGCATGAAGGTGGTTGGGCTGACCATCCTGCTGATCCTGGCGGCGCGACCATGAAGGGCGTCACCCTCAAGACCTACTCGACGTGGCTAAGTCGCCCGGCGTCGAAGGAAGAGCTTCGGGCTATCCCCGACGAGCATCTCAAGGCGATCTACAAGACCCTCTATTGGGATGCTGTACGTGGCGATGACCTCCCCGCTGGCGTGGACTACGTTGTGTTCGACATGGCGGTGAACAGCGGTCCTGGCCGGGCGGTGCGGTTGCTCCAGTCGGCAGTGGGTGCAGTGCCCGATGGCGCGATTGGCCCCAAGACGCTGGCCGCCGTGCAGGCGCAGGACCCTGCCACCCTGATTGAGACCTACCAGCGTACCCGGCAGCACTTCCTTGAGGCCCTCCCGACCTTCGCTACCTTTGGCAAGGGCTGGACCCGGCGTGTAGTCGATGTGGGTGAGGTCGCTGTGCGTATGGCCAAGCACTGATCCGGCTTTTAGCCGTGCGGTTTGTAAGTGACCTTTCACTAGACCTCGCGGTATGAAAGTATTTGCCCCGGCACCTTCACAACGCCGGTCATTTAGGAGAGAGCCGATGATGCGTGGTAAGCCGAAGACCAAGGCAGCGATGGCGTCCTACCAGAAGGGTGGGATGGTCAAGGGCTTCAAGCCGTGTGCGAACTGCCCGTCCCCCGCCAAGTGCCGCGCTGCTGGTGCCTGCGCGATGGCCGGTAAGAAGAAGTAATCAGTGACCGCGATTAAGATCACCAAGTTCCTGGGGACAGCACCGAAGAACGCTTCGGAGCTGTTGGCGGATACTGCTGCCCAGGTTGCTCGCAACTGCAAGCTCTACTCTGGTGATCTTATTCCGTACCCGCAGCCAACGATTGTTGCCAACGCTGCGAGGACTGGGACTATCCGCACGCTCTATGCGCTGCGGAACCCGGACACTGACGCTCTGGTCTGGCTCACCTGGAGCAACACCGTCGATATCGTAACGCCTGCGACGGACTCTCTGGGTGAGCAGCGGTTCTACTACACCGGGGATGGGGTGCCGAAGGTAAGCACCTATGCACTGGCTACCCAGGGCACGGCACCCTACCCGACCAACTACTACGAGCTTGGGCTCCCGCTCCCTACGGTGAAGCCGACCACCACGGCAGCAGCGTTCTCGGTCGTCTCCACGACCTCGTTTGCTCGCTCAGCGGGTAACAACGTTACCCTGGTGACCAGCACGCCGCACAATCTGAAGTCTGGTGCGCTGATCACGGTCTCGGGCTTCGCCTTTCGCACCGGTACCTACAGCCGCACTGGCACGACCATCACGGTCACCATCACGAGCCATGGCCTGAGTAGTGGCGCTGATGTGCTGTTGCGCTTCACCTCTGGCACGGCGACCTCGAACACCTACACCATCACGGTGACGGGCACTGACACCTTCACCTGCAACGACACAGCATCCGGCTCCACGTCGGGCGATGTCGGCTGGGATATCGGCGATCTCAACACGACCGCCGAGGTGACGGTCATCAATTCGACGACGCTGCGCTACTTCTCGCCCGGTCCCATCGTGACGACGACAGCCAACACCGATGGTCGCATCGATCTTGGTGGACAGGTCCAGGGGCGCACCTACCTCTATACGTGGTACACAGGCTGGGAAGAGGAATCCATTGGCTCCTCACCCTCTGACCCGCTCTTCATCAAGGAAGGGCAGGTCGTCACTGTGGCGACCCTTCCGACCGTGCCGCCTAGCGGTAGTAACTTCATCCGTGGCATCCGGCTCTACCGCACGCTTGCGGGCACGACCGATGCTGCGTACTTCCGCGTGTCCACGCTATGGTTCCCGAACAGCATCAGCCGCGTGGCGCGAGCCACCAATGTCTCGACGGTGACCTTCACCTACCCTCACCAGCTCTTCAAGGATGATCGGTTCAAGATCAGCGGGTGCAGCGACGCCACCTTCAACATCACAGGCGGCATCGTCACTGAGGTGGTGGATGAGTACACCATCCGCTACGCGCAGACGGCGGCCAACGTGACCTCCGTGGCGGCGACGGGTGACCTCTACTATGATGTGTCGGAGAACCCGCCGACCACGACGGCGCGCTACTGGGGCGATGGTGGTGACTACACTTTTACCGACGATTTTGATTTCCGCTCGCTGACCAATATTCTGCGCACGTCGAACTACGATGCACCGCCGCCCGCGCTCCAAGGTCTCACGCTGATCCAGAATAGCATTCTGGCTGGCTTCGTCGGCAACACGGTGTACTTCTCTGAGCCCGGCATCTTCCATGCGTGGCCTGAGGATTACGCACGCTCCTTCGATAGCAACATCGTTGGGCTGGCGCAGATCGGCGGCTCGCTACTCGTGCTGACCGAGGATTTTCCCTACATCCTCTCGGGTTCAAACCCGGCGGTCATGTCGCAGTCGCGGCTCTCTGCGCGCTATCCTTGCGTGAACCGGCGCAGCATCGTGGAGACCAGCTTCGGCGTGGTCTACGCCACTCACGATGGTCTTGTGCTCTATGCGCCCTCGACGGCAGCGCAGCTGTTCACTCGTCTGGTGCACAGCAGCGACACTTGGAACGCGGCGCTTAATCCAGATACGCTGATAGGTGTGTCCTATAAGGACACCTACATCGCCTCACACGCCACGGCGTCAATCACCTTTGAGCCCGGGGTTGGGCGCTCTGAGCCGACCTTCGTGGATAACAACTTCGCCTTCACGGCGGCGTGGTACGATTCAATAACCAACAACCTATATGCCATTGCCGGGACCTCTGGTGACATCTACCAGTGGGATGATCTGACGCAGCCCAGCACCACGATGACGTGGAAGTCCAAGACCTTCATCACCAAGGACTTTACCAATGTGGGCGCTGCGCGAGTCGTAGCGGACTACACCGGCTTAGCAGGGTCCTCCATCTGGGAGGATGTGGATACGCTTTGGGAGGTCACCGAGGAGCTGTGGGATGCGCCAGATCCCATCACCTTTCGGCTCTACGTGAACAAGCAGCTGATCTTCACGACCACCCAGTCGAACAGCAGCGTGTTCCGCCTGCCCACTGGCTACAAGTCCGACACCTTTGAGGTTGGTCTCGATAGCCTTGTGCGCGTGCGGGCGATCTATCTAGGTGGCACTCCGATCAGCCTGAGGACGGTCTGATGTCGCGCTTCACCGGTATCCCCGATATCCCGCAGAGCGGCGTGGATGAGTGGCAGTTCCGTACGCTTGAGGCTATCAAGCAGAACATTGAGCTGCTGGCGGGTATCCGCAACGAAACCGATGGTGCGAGTGCGGCTGTGCTGCGCTCCAACATTACTACGCGCCCACCTGCTGTAGCCCAGTTCCAAGGCTTGTCTGCCAAGGGCAATGGCTTTACAATCTCAGGTGTTCAGGTGCCCACCCTAGATGACTACACCGCTCTGCTGCGGGACTTCCAGTTGCTCTCACAGGATGTGGCCGTGCTACGGTCCGCTCTTGTGTCCCTTATCTCCCAGCTGAGGGGGTCGTAATGGCCTACACCACATCCGCTGACCTGCCCCCGGCGCTGGCCAGCCTGCTCAACGTTGGCACCACGCCAATGGGTCCCACCCCGCCGATGGGGATCGGCACTGCTGCGATGGCACCGCAGATGCCCTCCTTCCAAATGGGCGGTATGGTTGGCCCTGGCGGCACGCCGATGCGTCCCCCGGGGATGGGTGCCGATGTGCTGAGCGGCATGGGCGCTCCTGGTCTTGCCCCGCCCGGCGCGTCGCAGCAGATGCTGCGCCCTGAGCAGATTATCCCCGAGGCTCAACGCTTCGTGCAGCAGCATCCACAGCAGGTACAGCAGATGCTGGCCGAGCTTCAGCGGCTGCTTCAGACCGGCGAGTTGACCCGCGAAGAGCTGAACATGGTCATCCAGATGGCCCGTTCGGCAGCCCAGAACCCGGCGCTCTATCCTCAGCTACGGCGCATCGCCATCCAGCGTGGCGTGGCTGAACCCGGCGAGATCAGCGAGCAGTTCGACCCCGGCCTGGTGTTCATCCTGGTGCTGATGGGTGAGGCCATGCAGGCGGGTATGCAGGGCGGTATGCAGGGCGGTATGCAGGGCGGGGTCATCCCTTCCTTCAAGGCTGGCGGGCCGGTCCCCAACAAGGGCGATAGCAGGAGCGATCCTGTGGTCGCCAAGCTCCATGAGGGCGAGTACGTCATCCCGGCGCACATCGTGAAGGCCAAGGGCACCGAGTTCTTCGACAAGATGTTGGCGTCCTACACCAAGAGCGGCAAGCCGAAGAACAAGATGGAAGAGAGCTACGAGAGCGAAGAATACAGCGATGACTCGTCGAGTTGAGCTGCTAGATCCTGGGCAGGTTAAGGAGCTGTGGTCTAGCATTGAACCGCTCATAAATCAGGTGGTTCAGTCTAGTGGTCACGCTCCTGATCCCCTGAATGCTGAGGGTATTTGGCACGCTGCTATCCATGGGGTCTGTCACGTCCTGGCGTTCTATGATGGCGACGACCTTGCCATGGTCCTAGCGTTTGAGTTTGGGCGCTCCAAGGGTGTACGGACTGCCACCATCCTGGCGGTTGCAGGTCGGGACCTGACTGCATTTAAGGCTGCGTTCTGGCCGTCTATCCTTGCGTGGTTCAAGGAAAACGGCGCACAGTACGTGGATGCCTATGCTGAGCCCCGACTGGCTCAGATCTACCTGCGCAAGTTTGGGTTCACCGAAACTTGTTCATACGTTAGAATGGCACTGTAGGAGGCCGTCATGGGTGGTAAGAAGAGCAAGGGCATTCTTGGTGCAGCTATCGGCATTGTGGCCGCTGTCGCACTCCCCTTTGCCGTTCCGGCTATCGCTACTGCGGTGTTTGGCAGCACGGCTGTCGCGGCCTCGACGGCAGCTGGCGCGCTTTACGGCGCAGCCACTGGCGCCTTGTCCGGCTCAATCACTGGCGATATGGGTCGCGGCGCGCTGATCGGCGGCGCTGGTGGTGCTGTGGGCGGTTTCGTCCAGGGTGGCGGTATCGAGGCTACGCAGAACGCTCTCTTCGGCGCTCCGACAGAGACGGCTACTACGGTGAGCTACACCCGCCCTGAAGTTGCTACTGTCGCGCCTGTTGGTGAGGCTGGGTATTACGGCCCGACGACGATTGAGAGCGGCGTTGGTGTGGCGCCGGGGGTGCCAGAGGCTGGTACTACGCTTGCCAATACCCCCGTTCCAGCCATGACTTACGAGGCTGCCACAGCGCCGATCTCCACCACGGGCATCGGTAGTGCCGCTGGTGGCGCGACGGTTCCAGCCGAGGCTTCCTTTGGGCAGGGGTTCATGGCTGGTCTGACCGGCCAGCCTGCTGGTGGTGCCGCTGCTACTGGCGGTGCAGGCTTGGCAACTGGTGCTGCTCCGGGCTTTGGTGGTAGCGTCGCTGGTGCGGCTGCGCCGAGCTTCTTCTCGGCTGAGGGCCTGGGTCGCGCTGTGGGTAACCTTGCCTCTGGTCTTACTACGCCGTCTGGTATTGCCAGCGTTGGTCAGCTTGCCATGACCATGTACAACAAGCCGCCCGAGGGGCTGACCCCTGAGGAGCGCGCCTACGTTGAAGAGACCTCCCGTCTGGCGGGGACCAACCGCGAGATGTTCGACCAACGTGTGTCGGCGGCGCGGCGCCTGCTTCAGCAGGGCACGGCCAATCCTGAGCAGGCGTTTGCTCAGGCCAACATTGGCACGCAGCGCCGCTTCCGTGAGGCTGGTCTGCGTAGTGACGCTGACATCCGTCGTGGTGAGATTGCTGGTGGTCAGGCTGGTGCGTCTGCTATCCCGGCTGAGTACGCTCGGGCGGCGACGGCTACGACGGCGGGTCTGAACGCGATGCCCACCACAGCTCCTGCCGGTGCTGCCACTCTGGCGCTGCCTGCCTACCGTGATGTCGAGCGCCGCGAACGTGAGTACAACCGGGATCTGGCGAGCGCCTTTGGCGGTCTGGCGAGCGCCTTTGGTGGTCGGTCGTCCACCCAGCAGAAGTCTCTCTTCTCCTAACGCAGTCCGGGGGTCTCAATGTCCGGTTCGCTCTACCAGTACACGCCGTATCAGGGTTCCGGGCAGCCGGAGTCCCCGGGTCAGGCGTTCCGTAGTGGCTTCGTGGGCGGTCAGGCCATCGAGACCAACGCGATGCGTATGGACGAGATGCGCCAGCTTGCGCAGATGCGTGAGCTTCAAGAGCAGCGGGCGCAGCAGGCTGAGAAGCGTGCTCAGGCACTAGAAGCTCGTACTGCTGAGCAGTTCCCGCTCACTATGAAGCAGACTGCCCTTGGGGTTAGCCGTTCGCAGCAGCTGCTGCCCCAGGAGCTTCGTCGCGGCGAGCTGACGATCCAGGGTCTTGAGCGTACCATTGCGGAGCAGAACGCCGCTATCGCGGCTCTCCGCGCTCAGGTTGCGCCGCCGCCGGTTGCTGCTGCCGCCCCCGTGCCAGTGGTTCCCGGTACTGGCCCCCTCGGTGCTACCCCTGGCTTTATCCCAGCTGAGGGTGGGGCCACGACACCGCCCCCTGCCGCTGCTCCCGCTACTGTTACTCCTCCTGCCGCTGCGGCACCCGCCCCAGCTGCCCGTCCCCAGGCTCCACTCCCCGTGGCACCTCGGGCTGAGGCTCCTTCGTGGGTGAGCCCCGAGTTTGGCGAGCGGCGCTTCGCTGGTGTGAATATGCCGGGCAATCCGCAGCTGGCGAGCGCGGGTGTCAGTGATTACACTGGCCTGCCCACCGGTCTGACGCCCGGGGCGCAGGGTGAACAGGGCGCGACGCCTGAGGGTGGAGCACCGGCCACTGAAACTAATGCAACCACTAACTTTCTCAGGACTCAATCGGATGCCCAGCTGCGGCAGATTATCGCGCGTGGCGAGCGGTCATTCTTCGGTTCGCCAAGTGCGGGTGCCGTTGCCCTGGCAAGTGAGGCTCGGTTGCTTCTGGCGCAGCGTGCCCAGGCCACACCTACTGAGCGTGCAACCTATACCGCTGATGGCGTAGGTGCGCCTTTCGAGGCACCGACTTCTGGTGCTTCGTTTGTCCCTCCCACGGCTGACCAGCAGGCCATCGAGCGGTTTGAGGCTGCACAGTCTCGGAGTCCGGCAGGCACTGCGGGTACGACCACCGCGCGTACGGAAAACGCTCCGCTCTCACTTATCTACGATGCTGCTCGCGTTGGGTCTGACCAGAACAGGCTGACCACGGAGTATGGTCAGCTTCAGCGCCGCTATCAGACGGCCCTGGCGGCTCGGGATCGGGCAGCCCTGGATCAGATCACCACGCGCATGAACCAGATCAACCAGGAGATGACGTATCTGAACGGTATGTCAGCGATCACCCAGTTCCAGAACGGGAACGTGGCGCCTTTGGCTGGTATGCTCCACACGGAGTCCAGGAATCGTCTAGCTTTCCAACCGCGCGCAGATGGTACGTTTAACGTGTTCCTTGATGGGCAGTTGTCGCGCCAGGGTGTGACCCGCCAGGAGATTGAAGTTCAGGCGCGTATGCTCTTCGACACCAACTTCCAGCAGCAGGTTCGGCAGGAGCGTCAGCAGCGCATCGAGCTGGCTGTCCTCGCCGCACGCGAAGCTATCCAGCAGCGGGCTCGGGTTAGCGCCGAAGGCGTTCTCGAAGAGGTCAAGGCGCGCCTGCGGCAGTCGGCCCCCGAGCTGGACGTGCAGCGGATCACTGATGCCAGCGGTCAGCAGTCTCTGGTCGTTGTCGATAAGCGCACTGGTCAAGTCGTGGGTGGTTCCCGCATAATCCAGGTACCGCCGCCCCCTGGTAGTGCCGCTGGTGCGCAGCCTACGTTCACTATCGAGCCGCTGACGGTGGGGCAACGCTGATAAAAGGACGGGCGTATGTCTGATTTCTTCGCCACCCCGGACCAGATTGCGCTTGGGCTGGAGATCTCCGGGGCGCCGCGAAGCGTCACGCAGGCATCTGGCCTTGGCAACCTTGCTCCGTCACAGGCGGATTGGGCTGCGTTCCGGGAGCAGACCTTGGGTCGGGTGGGTGCTGGCACGCCCGGCCTCATCCCCCCTGCGGCTCCTGCGGCTCCTGCGGCTCCTGCGGCCTCGGCCTACTACAACCCGGTCACCAACCAGATGTTCGCTGGTGGGCGGGCGTTCGATATCCGTGATGTGGGTTCGGCGCTCCAGGCGTCGCAGTCGCTTACCCCCTCTGCCCCGCCTTCGGGCGCTGGCTGGCAGCCGCTGACACAGCGCGGCTTCACCGACTACCTTGCTGGGTTTTCTGAGCGCCGGGGTACGGGTGAGCTGCTGGCGCGTGGCGGTCGTGCTGCTGTTGGTGGTCTCGTTGGCGGCGTGGGTCGTGGTATTGAGATGCTGGGTGCGCCCCAGATAGGCGGTGCTATTGCCGGGGTTGGTGAAGCTATCACGGGTCAGGATGAGTTCGACCAGCAGCGGTCGGCGCTGATCCAGCGCAGCAACTCCCTCTTCAACAACATCGTGGACGCTGCGATTGAGGGTGTACCCTCGGTCCTGACGAGTGGTGCGGCGGCCCTGGCCGGTGGCGCTGTGGGTGGTCTTGTCGCCGGTCCGGCAGGTGCTGCTGCGGGTGCAGCTACGGCTGCTACCCTGGCGCGTGCACGCACCATTGGTGCGGTGGGCGGTCTCCTTGCCACCAGCTTCCCGCAGCAGCTGAACACCTTCTATGAGGCGGCGCGTGATGCGCGGACCCCGGATGGACAGCCCGCCTATGACGTGACCAATTCGCAGATCCAGTTGCAGATTGCTGGCGGCGCCCTGGCGACCAGCCTCATCGATGCCATCGCTCCTGGCCGTGTGGCGGGCAGCATCTCGCGCACCCTGTCCGGTGCCATCGAAGAAGCCAGCCAGCGTGCAGTCACGGGCTTGGCGCGGGCCAAGTCGGTGGGCGGTGCTGCGGTTCGCAGTGGCCTGGAAGAAGCCGGGACCGAGGCGCTCCAGACGGTGGTGGAGCAGGCGCTTTTCGACCCGCAGTTCCGTAGCTTGCTGACGGCTAACGATTGGAAGGCCCTCGCTCCTTATGCCGTTGAGCGGTACGGCGAGAACGCGCTGATCGCCGCTGGTGCTGGTGCTCTGCTGGGTGCGGGCTTCGGTGGTGCGGGTCGGTTCATCGAGACCGGGCGTGAGCCGCGCGACATCCTCCAAAACCAGGGTCAGCAGCCAACCCCTCCTGCTACACCCCCGGCTGCGCAGGGCGAGTTGTTCCCCGGTGCTGACCTCGGCGCTTCGCCTATTCTGGAAGGGCGCGTTGCGCTTCCAGCGCAGCGTCCCGGTACTCAGGGCGAACTGTTCCCGTTGGGTGAGGGTGCTTCGTTTGGAGTTGCTCCGCCGCCACCCGGCGCGCAGGGTGATCTGTTTGCTACGCAGCCTACGGTTGCCCCTGCCCAGCCTAGCGAACAGCTGACGCTTCCGTTCCTTACCCAGCCTGGGCAGCTGGACCTGTTTGGTGGCGTCTCACCGCCAACCGCAGCGTTGCCTCCTGAGGCACCGGCACCTGGAACTCCGGTGCCTGCCGGACAGAGTGATCTGTTTGGCTTCATCCCGACGCCGGGACCGGTTATGCCCCCGCCCGTGGTGCCTCAGCGCCCGGCCCCTCGCACGCCTGCGAGCTTCGTTGTCCCTGGTATGGCTACGGCTCCGGGTCAGGAGGCACTGCGCCGTCCTGCTCCTCAGGCAGCACCCGCCGCACAGCTTGGCGAGACCCAGGCTGGTAACCAGCTGCTGGCGCTCCGTCGCCAGATGGAACTTCGGCAGGCTGAGGCTCAGCGTGCGGCCCAACCGCCTGCCCCGACTGCGGCTGAGCGGGACTACGAAGCGGCGCTGGCTCAGGCTACGGCCAACCAGCCGCTCGCTCTGGATGCGGAAGCCGTGGCCACCGGGCGCAACCGCATCGCCGACAACGCCCGCCGGGCCGTGGTGCGTCAGTTCAACCAGCTGACCAAGGCGCAGCAGGATGAGGTCCTGGTAGGGTACGGAAACAGCGAAGCCAGCTTCCTTGAGCGTGTCCAGGCACTGGCGCCTGCGCAGGCAAACCGGTTCCGGGCTGAGCTTGCCGCTGTTGCCGAGACGGCTCCGGGTGAAGCGGCGATCCCCACGGCTCTGCCTGCACCTGTTGCTGAGATCGCACCTGCGCTGGCCGCGCCTGCCATGGTGCAGCCCGCAGCCCCTGCTGCTCCCGCAACTCCCACCAATCTGAAGAGGGGTCGTGCCAGTGCCGCTAAAGCGAGGGAAGTCGAACAAGGTGGTGTCGGCCAACGTACAGACGTTGGTGGACGACTGGCAGGCGAAGGGCAGGATCGGCTCAAGCAGGCCAAAGAACAAGCAGGCGGCGGTCAAGCAGGCCGTCGCAATCGCCCTGTCCAAGGCGGGACGGCAGCGCAACCCCAAGTAACCCCGACACCCGCACCTGCCCCGGCTGCGGAGGCAGCCCCTCCGCGCCCTTTAGAGGCACCCGCCGCCCCGGTGGCGGCGCCAGTAGCAACATCCGCAACCCCCGCCGCTGAGCAGCGCGCGGCTGCACCGACCCCGGAGCCTGAAGCCCTTCCGCAGAATGAACTGGAAGAGGCGCAGGCCATGGCGACTGAAGCCAACCTGACGGAAGGGCGTCGCCGTATCGAGGCGATTGCTGCTCTGATTGGCTGGTCGAAGGATGGTTCCAAGGAAGCCAAGGCGTTTGCCAAGGACTACCTGGAGAATGAGGTTGGGTTTGACTCCTTCGAGTATAAGGCGGCTGAGGTCGTTGACCGGCAGCAGCGGCTTGGGAAGGAGGCTGGCGACAAGCTCCAGCTCGATGATGACTTCCTCACGCTGGGCACCATCATCGAACAGGTCAACGCGGGTGCACCACTCACCGCTGCGATGCGCCTCCAGGCGTCGCAGGCATGGACGCGTCTGAAGAAGGCAGGCACCGACCCGGCTTACGGCACGGGTAAGCTCAGCGACTACATCAAGGAAGGCCCGGAGTTCTTCAACTTCGGACCTCGTGATGAACAGACTGGCATTCGCCCCGTGGTGTCGAAGGCGACGCCCGAGGCAGGCCGCTGGTCGCTGAACAGCTGGAACACCCTGACCGGTGCGCGCAACGTGGATGGGTCGCCAGTGCGCCCACTGGGTGCGGGCCGCGCCCGGATGCTGGTGCAGACCTTCCTGTCGAAGTTGGCCACACGGCCCAACGTCACGGTCGTCGCTAATCAGGAAGAGCTGCGCCGCACCAACCCTGCGCTCTACGCTCGCGCCAATGCTGCTCGCTCGCAGGGTGACTTCGCCACGGCAGAGGCTGCTGGTTACTCCTTTGGCGACGGCAACGTCATCATCTTCACCGACCGCATCGCCAACGAGCAGCACCTCCGCTTCGTACTGGCGCACGAGGTCTTTGGTCACTTCGGTATGCGCGGCATCATGCCGGGCAACCGCTTCGACGCGCTTATGGAGCGTATCTACGACACCGACCCGCAGGCACAGGCAGCAGCCGACGCTGCTATGGAAGTGCGTGGCCTGTCGAAGGCTGAAGCGGTCGAGGAGTACCTCTCCGACTACGCTGCCACCCTGGCGACCAACACAGTCATGCGGGTGTGGAATGCTATTAAGAACATCCTGAGCAGCCTTGGTGTGCGCTTCGGCGACAGCGCCACGCGCTACTTCCTAGACCAGTCCCGCCGCTACGTCCGCGACGGGAGCCAGGGTGTGACTTTCAATGCCGAGGCAGTCGCGCAGCGCCTGCACGCGGTCGAGACTGGTCTGGCGGGTACGGGTCGCTTCAGCCCAACTGCGGCCTTCTCGGCAAGCACCAGGGCTCAGATCTTCCAGGCACAGGTTGGCGCATGGCCAGCCAACCTTGGTGAGACGTTGAACTTCATCTTCGAGAAGGGGAAGGACTTCGCCAACACCTTCGACGACATCAAGGCCAAGTTCTTCAGCCTCGCCAACTACCGCGCTCTGGAGAACCCGGGTCTGATGGAGTTCGACGGGCTGATGGGTCTGGCCAACCAGATTACCATGGCGACAAAGGACCGCCTCAACGAGTACCTGCGCCCCCTGATGGATGCCCCGGAAAAGACCCAGGCGCGCATCTCGGAAGCCATGTACGCGGGCCGTAGCTATGCCATCGCCAACTTCGACAACAAGCTGCTGCGCGGCGAGAAGCTGTTCTCTGTCAGCGACGATGGCAACATCGTGCGCAACAACGCTGAGGCTGAGCGGCTCTTCAAGGCGGGGTTGCTGACGAAGGAGCAGATTCGCAACGGGTTCTCCTACACCCACTCGTATGAAGGGCTCGACGGCAAGCCCGCAACCATCTCTCGCAAGTTTGCTGGCTTCAAGGATTTCTCCGACGCCGACTACGAACTCTACGTGCGCGCCCGCCGGGCGGTCATGGATGTTGAATTTGAGATGCTCCAGGCTGAGTACGCCAGCCTCGCGGCTAACCGTCGCGTATCTTACCGCGAGCTTGGGCAGCTGATGAAGGACGCCAAGCTCGACAACGCCGACAAGGCGTTCGTCACGGCCTACGTGAGGAAGTACGGCGATCTCTACAGCAAGGACGCTGAGATCAACTCGGCGGGCATCCAGGTGCTGAACCCGGCCTCCATGGCTGAGGCCGACAAGTTCCTTGCCGCCGTGAACGCCGCCTTCATCGGGCGGGGCACTGATCGCAACGCGGAGGTCGCCAAGTTCTTCGACAGCCAGTCTGCGGCAGATGCCTTCATCGAGAAGATGGTGGCGATGAAGGGTCGCCGGAAGGATCTCCCTGAGGAGATGAAGTTCGACCTGCAAAATCAGGTCAAGCAGTTCTACCTGAACACCTACAACCTCGGTGTGCGCGAGCGTATCGCCCGACGCGGTGTGGCTACTGGCTACATCCCTGTGCTGCGCGAGGGCAACTACCAGATGCGCCTCCAGGCGTTCGTCGGTGACAAGCCGGTGGAGGTTAAGGATAGCCATCAGGCGCTGCTCGCCTACTCGCAGTTCGACAATGAAGGCGGCGCTAACACCATGGCGCAGCAGTTCAACACCGAGCTGAAGGGTAAGACCTTTGAGCTGCTGGCGCGCAACGCGAACGGTGAGTTTGTCCCTACCAAGGTGACGCTCCGGGCAACGACTGGGCGGGTGCTGGATGCTGTTGCTGCTGATCCGCAGCTGAACCTCCAGGACTTCCTGTACGGTATGAGCCTCTTCGGCATCGATGCCACGCCGAAGGTCATGGAGAAACTGGTCACCACCCTGACCCGCCAGGAGAACGCGGCGCGTACGCGCCTGGAGTTCTCGCAGACCCCGGGCTTCGACAACACTACTGGTATCTACGCGCTCTCGCGTCACATCGAGTCGCGGGCCTCCACCATCGCTAAGACCACGACGCGTCAGCCGCTGCGCGAGCTGATGAACCTCAACCTGCCCAGCTCTCGTGCGCTGTGGGAGGGCGACGAGGCCAACGTCACGCGCATGCGTAATGAGGTCGCCCGCCTGACCGGCGAAGCGAAGAAGGACGCACAGCGGCAACTGGATCGTGCAGAGTATATGTTCCGCACGACCAACCCGGAGGGCCGGGCCGGTCGCAGCATGGTGTACTACAATCAAGCTGCGGGCACGCTGAGCTACCTTGATGGCAGCCAGTTCGTGGATGAGTCCAACTTCGGCGCGGGGCCGGTCGCCTCTCGCGTGCGTGCCTACACCAGCATGATGCAGCTTGGTGCCTCGGTGGCGCAGGGCGCGCTGAACCTGCTCAGCCCCTACACCAACTGGATGCCCTACATGGCGTCCTACAACACCAAGAACGCCTTCGGTGGCGGCTTCGGTCTCGGGCAAGTGCAGTCGGAGTACCACAAAGCCTTCGCCAAGATCGGCGCTCGCGGCGTCACCAGCATGGATATGAACCGGGCTGACTTCTACGACGCCGGGGCGAAGCCTACCGATCCGACGCTGGCCAAGACGTGGAAGCCCGGCGTGGCGCAAAGCCCTGAACTCCAGCGTCGCTATGGCCTGACCGCTGAGGAAGCCCGGGTTGTCGCCCGCGAAATCCGTGAGGGTAAACTCATCCCGGCGCAGTCGAACGCCCTCGTCGCCACGGCGCGTGGGTACATGACCAATCGCTGGATGCGCCGGTTCGCTGATACTTGGATGGCGCCCTTTAATCTGTCCGAACAAGCTGCTCGCCGGGCTGCCTTCCTCGCTGCCTACCGGCTCTTCCGCGAGCGGGCCATTGCTGCTGGCCTGAGCGAGGCGAAGGCATCTGATCGGGCGCGTGAGGAAGCAGTTCGGTCTATCGACCTGACGCTTGGCGAGTACTCGGTTCTGAACCGCCCGCCCGCGTGGAGGAACGGCATCCAATCCTTCCTCTATATGTACAAGACCTACCCGACCACGGTCATCCAGATGCTGGCGCGCCTCTCTCGCCCGGCGCAGCTCAGCACCTTGGGCGCCATGTGGCTCCTGGCTGGTGCCACCGGCTTGCCATTCGCTGAGGATTTGGAGGATCTGATCGACACGTTGGCCCAGGGCCTCGGCTTCCGCCAGGGCAGCATCCGGGCTGAGATCATCCGCCACATCGAAGGCAGCTTCCCCGGTATGTCGGCGGTGTTCCTGCGCGGCGTGGTTAACCAGATCGTCCCGGCTGACGTGGCCTCTCGCACCTCGGCAGGCAACTTCCTCCCGGGCACTGGCGTGGCACTGGCCGGGGCCAACGTTACCCGCGAACTCCAGGATATCCTGGGTCCGGCAACGGGCTTCGTCACGGGTCTGGCGAGCACGGCGCGTGATGTCGTCACCTTCCCGTTCTCCTCGACCAAGACCCTGGAGGATGTGGCTCGTAGCTCGCCGATCACCTTCCTGCGCATCATGGGTGACACCTCGGCCTACCTCTCTTCTGGGGCTGTGGTGGATCGCCGGGGCTATGTGGTCAGCCCGGAGATGGATGCGGGCACGGTCATCACGCGCTTGCTGGGCTTCTACCCTGAGCGGGCGGCTACCCAGTACGATGTCATCCGCATCGCGCAGCGCGAGTCCGACTACCAGAAGGAGGTCGTCGCGGCTTACCGGCAGGCGTGGATCAAGGCCACCATGCGTGGCGATAACCAGGGTGCGCGCGATATCGTCGAGGCGGTCAACAACTGGAACGACGGTGCCCGGGGCACGCCCCTGGAGATCACCCGCTTCGTGCCGAACTCCGTCCGGGCACTCCGCGAAGCCCAGCGTGGCGCTGGTGAGCGGGCATTGCGCGCCGCTCCGCGTGGTGCTCAGGACGACATCCGCCAGCTGATGGACGCCCTGACCGAATAGGTCAGGGTTTCCGCAGCGGTACCACCTTTGGCACGGTGTCGAGGGCAGCGTTGGTCGTGGCGATATCCACGTCGCGCAAGATGCCCTCAAGCCGGGCGTGCTTGAGGTTGATCGACAGCACGTACTGCTGGCCGATCTTGATGGGCGAGTCCTTGCCCAGATACGCCTTCTCGCTGGTGGGCGTGACGTTCACGCCCTGATCGGTGATGTCGCGCACGATGGTGCGGTAGTCAGCGCCTCTGTTCGCCACCCACTGCTTGAAGTGCCGCCGATCCAGCGTGACGGTGCCGCCATCGAAGGGGCCAGCGATGGAACCCTTCGGCCCGTAGAGATCGTAGCGCACATGCACCTCGCCGCGTGGCAGGCGGCTCTCGTCGATGAAGGGCTTCGGGTTGCCGTTGTGGACCACCTGGAGGGTCTGGCCCGCATGGACGTTGAGGTACTCGGCGATGAGGTCGAAAGTATCCAGGCTGTTTTCCTGCACAACCTTCCGCATGGCACCGATCTGCGTGAGGACGACCTTGATGCCCTTGGTGTAGTCGAATTGGATCAGGCCGAGCGATGCTGCCATCTCGCCAGCGAAGTCGGCCAGGACGATGCCCTGCTCCCAGAACCGCTCATTGCCGGTGAAGGCGCAGTTGTACTTCTGGAAGAACCGCTCCCGGTGGTGGGCCAGCGCAGCCCGGATACCCGCCTCACCCATGGCGACCAGTGCATCTAGGAACGCCTGACCGACAGTGCCGTGGTGGCTGGTGATGAAGTCGTAGATCCGCTTGCCTGCATCGGTGCTGCGGACGAAGAGGGGGTGGGGGTTCATCGTGACTTCGAGGAGGCGCGCCATCTGCGCGTCGGACTCCATCCCCGTTGCCGCCAGCATGGAGGCCATGGACCGGTTGGCCGATGTGATGACCACTGTCGCCCAGGTCTTGTGGTCGCGCTCCTCAGCAGCGCGGGTAAGGCGGGCTTTGTCCCGGCCCTGTGTCACCCAGTAGAGGAAGTCACCCACCTCCTTGGGCGGCAGCATGGTGGTCTCGTCGATAGTTACCGGCAGGTTGTTGTAGAGACCCATGCGAGCGAAGAGGGCGTTTTGAGTGAACTTCGCTGTGAAGTGGAGCTTGGTTGGGTCGCCCCAGATGGACTGCTGCCACAGCTGAGCCAGCGTCTTGCCCGCACCGGTCTGCCCGTAGAGGCTGATCGTCAGGCCCTTGAGACCGGAGAACTGGTAGAGGGGCGCTGAGAACGACACGCACAGGGCGAACATATGGATCGGCATGTTGGCCTTCTCCAACAGCGCCGTGAACGATGCCCACTCCTCCACGCTCCCGGATGAGGTGAACATGGCCTCGGAGTTACGCTGGATGGCCGATGCCGTGGTGGCATCGTCGTGCACCACGGAGCCACCGACGTTCTGTCGAATGAGAGTGTCGCCGATGAGGAACTGGGTGTTGTCTTCCTTCCACCCCATCGTGGAGTAGAGGTTGGTCACGCTGCGGAGCTTGCGCAGCTCTTCCATGTAGGAGCGCAGCATGTGCTGAAATGTCTCCGTCTGCTTGCGTGTAGTGAGGACAATGCCCTGGTCGGCGATGGTGCTGGCAAACTCCCGAGCTGCGTTGTCGGGTAAGTACGCCTGCCGGAAGGTCAGGGTCTGCCAGCCCACATGCGGACGCTTCCAGCGGTAGCGGACGGTCTCGTAGCCCAGGGACTCGTCACGCCCGTAGCTCAGCGGATAGATGTCGAAGCTGCACAGGGGGATGTCCGTACCGTCCAGGCTGAGCACGATGCCCTGCGCCGCCCGCTTGAACCCATGAGGCATGGGGATGGCTTCAGCGCCCTCATCTGGCGCGTCCTCTGCGATGGCGACCTCTTGGTACTGGATGCCCAGCGCAGCCGGTGTGGAGATGCGGTCCTTCAGCGGGCACTTCTTGCAGCCCTCAGGTCGCAGCTCTTCAAACTTCTTGCAGGTGGTAGGACCCGTGGCCCTGGAGCGCCACTGAGCCAGCTTGTTGAGGGTCTTGGCTTCGTCGAAGCCCGGGTGCTGCTCGCTCCATGCGAGCGCCGTCTCCTCAGGTTGCTGGCAGAAAGCTGCGATGCCCAGCAGGGCGTACCAGAACGGCTCCTCCACCTCGGTTTGGTGGCCCGCAGCCCAGCCAACCTGCGCGCACTTGCGCTCAACGGTCACTGGGTCGGAAGGCGGGAACTCCTGTTTCACCGCCATCGATGCCAGCACGTTGGACTTCTGTGCCTGCACTATGCGAGGTTGGGGGTTTCCCAGCACGCGGCGCATCTCAGCGACGGGCACCTCTGGTGCTTCGATCAGCACTCGGACGGTCTTGTTGCCCTTCGGGTTCGTCGTGCCTGGAGCACGCAGCACACGCGCACTGTCGGCAGGCACCGCCGGATCGAACATCGGCGTGCCACTGGTGGGATCGCGCGGGATCAGAGCCTTGAGGCGGTCAGCCATGGGCTGCCAGTCCTCGGGTGGGATGGCTTCATCCAAGATCCAGTACACATGCAGGCCGTTGCCTGATGATACGATGGTCGGCTTGGGTAGCGCGTTCCCAGCGATGAAGTCACGTAGGCACAGCAGCCCCTCCTTCCAGTCGGCGAAGGGCTTACCCGGGCCACAGTCGATGTCGAGATAGAGCGCCTTGGTGAGTAGGACGTTCTTCTGCGTGCGGCTCGTGCTGTCTCGGAACGACGACACGGCATAGTAGACGTTCTCGCCACGCGCGCTGAGGCGCAGCACAACTTCCGCCAGGGTCTCGATGTCATCGACGAACCGCTGACGCGGTGCACTACCCTGGATGGTAATGACGGAATAATACCCCTGCGGCGGCATCACCCGCCCAAGGAACTCTGCCGTGTCCATGGTTCCCCTACCCTAGTTTTATGGTGGGTGGGGAGGCAACTCCCCACCCAAGTGTATTAACGCTCAGCGAGCAGAGCAAGCAGGCGTTCGTGCCTCTGCTTAGAAGTCATCTTGGTGATCTCCTCCGAAGGCCACTGGTGCGCGTGCATGAGGAAGATCAGGTTGCGGATCACCGCACGAGCGGTGGTCTCGTTGGCCTTGCTGATGGGCTTGCCGCGCAACCAGTTGTAGTAAGTCATGCGGCTGACCCCAAGCATTTGTGCCAGCTGCCCTGCCGTCAGCATCAAGTGCTGACGGAGGGCTTCGACCTTGTTGAAGTCGATGGCCTTAGGCGTCATCGGCTCCCACCTCGTCGAGCAGGCCAGCGATCTCGTCGGCCAGCGACGACGCACCCGCCGGGGCCACAGCAGCCGCCTTCGCCGCAGGCTTCGGAGCAGCAGCCGGAGCCGGGGCAGGAGCAGCCGGGGCTGCCTTCGCCGCACCAAATCCACGCTTCGGCGCAGCCGGGGCGGGAGCAGGAGCCTCCTCTTCCTCGACCGGAGCCGGGGCAGGAGCAGCCACCGTCTTCAGCGGCGCACGACGCGGAGCCTCAACCGGAGCGGGCTGCACCGGCACGGCCTGCGCCTTCTCACCCGTGATCTCGGCCACCTGATCGGAACCCGACAGGCTGTCGATGGCCTCCATGGCAGCCTCATCGAGGAAGCCACCAAAGCTGAAGATCAGCTTCGGGAAGGACGCATCGGTGTCGAAGGAGATGCGCGTGCGCACGATCTCAGGGGCGATGCCCCGCACCGACAGTTCCTTCTGATAGGCGTTCAGGCCCTTCAGCGCAGCCGGGGTCACCTCCAGCAGATACACCGGACCCGTGGCGTCATCGGCAGCCACCACCGCGAGGCGCTTCTTGTCGGAGCACGCCTTCAGCTGCTGACCGTTCGGAGCCACCTTGGAGCCCCAGGCATTCCACTTGCACGACGCGCACAGATCGCTCTGCGGGCTGGTGCTCTCCGGGTTCGGGCCGACGCCATCGAGCGAGTAGCAGTCCGGTGCCGAAGGCTCGGCATCCTTGTTCCACTCCTTGGCATACCACGTCTTGGACAGGCGCGGGTTGGCGCCCACCACGACCACATCGAGGCTGGTCTGGTTGATCACCGTCTCGGTGCCATCCTCAACGATGCGGAAGCGCGCACCCTTGATGGAGATGCGCGGGAAGTCCGAGCCTCCAGTGATGCCACCGGCCATGGCCTGAGCCAGGGCAGACGGCTTGCCGACGCGCGCCGCGAGGTGCGCCGGAACCTTGATGTTAGCGGGAACGATGTTGCTCACAGTTCTCTCCTCTGGGTTGGTAGTCACGGGCTGCCGATGTTGAAGGTAGGGCGGAGCTTCACAGTGCTCGGCACCCCAATCGCAACACGCGCCTGCATGGTGGCGATCTGCTCACCAATCTCTGCGATATCCTTGACGTAGATGATCGTGGGGTCGTTCATCATCATAGGGTTATAACCGTTCACAATCAGGTAGCCGTTGGAGATCGGCCACACTGTTATCACCGGTACGCTGCCCTCGCGGATCATGCCGGTCAGATTGCGTGCCCCAAACTCGGTCGTCACGGCGGACTTATCCTTCAGCGCCCAGGTGACCACCTTCCTTACCAGCCCCTTGATCATCTCAGTCATCCACCCTGGCGGTCGGCTTGCGCACGTTGATCTCGATCTTCGTGCCGTAGTTCACACCAGCGGGCACAGCGCCCTTGCTCTCGATGTAGCCGCGCACTGCGATCTTGCTGACGCGCCGCTCCAGCATGTCGAAGGCTTCGTTCGCCTTCACGTAAGCGAGCACCGCATCCCAGTCAGCCACGTTCGCGTAGTCCGTCGTGGTGACGAAGGCCGTGCCGCTCTTGGTCTTGAAGGAAGTGACGCTCTGCTCGTTGGCCTGCGACAGCAGCCACGACTCCAGCTTGGCCATCTTATCCTTGATGACCTGCACCTCCTGCTTTGCCGCGTTCTCCACGGCATCCTTCTGGTGCCTCAGCTTGAGGTACGCTGAGATCACTTGATCCACGTTTAGTTCAGGCATTTGTTCACCTCGTTTGTTGTTGGATCAGGTCGAGCAGCAAGCCTTGCAGCTTCTGCTTACCCTTCAGTCGGTCATAGATCCGCGCCTCAAGGTCTGTCGCCTCGATGTGGATCACGTTCGACACATGGCGCTTGCCGATGCGTTCGACGCGACCGTTCGCCTGCACGTACTGCTCGTTGCTGGTGATCGGACCGTACCAGATCACAGTACTGGCAGCGGTCAATGTCAAGCCATGCGCCATCGTAGCCGGATGGGCAATCAGCACGTGCGGGTCCTTGGCCTCCTGGAAGTTGCGAAAGATCGTGTTGCGCTCTGATGCGCTCACTGCACCGTTCACCACCGCCACTGACCACTTCTTACCAAGCTCACGCTCCAGCATGTTCA